GTGCTGTTGTCATACCAGTTGCAGTTTCGTATGTTCCAGCAGGACTGTCGTTAAGAACGGCAGGGTTAGTTGCTGTATCTGTTACGTCACCACCACCAGTGTCACCACCAGCGTCTTGGTTTGAAAAGTCTGGCATTGTCTCATCAACAAGAGCTTCTGCACCATCCATTGATGCAAATCTTGCTCTCATTGCAAAGATTAAACCAGTTGGGCCTGTCATCGGTTGCACACCACAAATGTCGTATGCAATCAAATTAGGCATTGATCGTCTTACTAGGGAAATCAAAATTGGATCCCATGTGTCTAGAGAAGCGTTACCACCAACAAAGTTTGTTGGAGCGGCTTCTGTCATGAAAGCTTTATCTTCTTTAAGAGCTTTCTCTTGGTTCTCTAGAATAATTGTAGTAACTGCCCGTCTGTAACTATCCGAAATTTTTGGTAATTCTGGATGTTCTAGGACTGGCTGCCACTTTTCTTGTAAATGTTCTGTTTGAAACATGTGTCTCTCCTTTTTAACAGTTTACGTTACTATTTCGTATTCGCACTCTTGACACTTCTGCCGATTGCAGTCATGTAGACATTCATTGCATCAGATGTGTCAATGTCCTTTACGGTGCCAGTTTCTACATCATCAATTGTTTCTTTCATCTCTACTTTAGTTCTTGGAAAATAACTTTCTTTTAGAGTATCAATTTTTTCTCTAAATGATGCTTCGTCAGTAAAGTCAACTTCTCTAACTAATGATTGAAACTTTTCAATTTCAGTTTCAGCCAAATCAGAAACACTTTCTGATATGACCTTTTCCCTCACTAGTTGGGCATTCTGTTCTTTAGCCTCTACTACCTTTTGGATAGTTTCGTCCAGTTTACCTTCTAGTTTAGAAATCTTGTCTGATTGTGCCTCAAGTACATCGTACTTTTCGTCAGGCACGTCTACATAATGATCTTCAAAGAGTTGTTTCAATCCAGAGATAAAGTCCTCAGCAATCTCGCCTTTTAGGCCTCTTTCGATTGCAAGAGTATTCTCTTTCATCCATTCTTCGACAACATAGTTTAAGTAGTTGTCAACTTTTTCTGATAGGTCTTCTTTGGTTTCATTAATTTCAGAAGTAAGTTCGTTCTTGTATTCTTCTTCAAGACGTTCTACTTCTTCTCTCACTTTAGATTTAACTGCAGCTTCAAATACTGTTGCAGCTTTTTTCTTAAATTCATCTGTTAATTCAGAATTTTCATCGTTCATAAGTGCATCGACATGTTCTTTAACATCAATGTCTGCTACTCTTTTCTCGACTTTCTCTGATTTTTCTTTTTGGGCTTCGTCCATGTCCATTTCGTCCATCTTATTGTACATGGCCATGAGTTTTTCCATTTTTTCTTTATTCATGGATGCCATTGCGTTAATCATTTTGTCTTTCATTTCCATTTTGGTCATTTCGACAATTTCTTCTTCGCCTTGGACATTCTCATCTCCAGCAGCAAGGGGTTTATTTTCTTTTGCATCACCTTTTGCAACCGGCATTGCATCTGGTTTTCCCTCACCTTTTTGTTGAGCGTCGCCTGAAACTTCTTTTGATTGTGCAGCTGCTTTTTTACCAATCGCTTTTTCTCCACGATCTTCATCAGCACCTTTTTCTACTTTAGCCTCTGGTTTTGCACCACCGACATCTGCTTTACCAGTGACTCCGTCACTTGGAACTGCTTCTTGTTTTTCTGCTTTTGCAGCGTTTTTCATAGGAGCATCGGCACCGTTGGCTTCTTCTAATTCACCAAGTACTTCAGCTTCCAATTCCTCAATGGTTTTGTCTAATTGATCAGCCATGGGATTATCTCCTTTGTTTAACTCTATGGTTATTAACTATTATTTATAAATTACAACATTTTGAGGAACTTAGCAAATTCTAATGCTTGATTTGCAGCCTTTCCTCTTTCAAGTCTTTGTTTCATCTCCACCAAATGTGGTTCAAGATAACTTCCATTATCCCATACCCATTCTTTTCCTTCCATAATACCTTCTACGAAAGCAGATGGAGCGGATGGATCAGCAACGATATCAGCCGCAGTTGCGAGCATGAAATCTTTGTTTACATAATTTGCACCACCTTTGGATTGCAAACTACCCATACCTCTAGATGAAACACCTAATGTAGCACCTTCGTCCATAAGACTTTTTACAATCTTACCCATAGGTGTGTCCATTATTTTTGCCTCTCCGATAAAATTTTTACCTTCTGGCACTAATGATGTTATCAAGTGAGATGCTCTTTCCAGATTTACAGTCGGCCCTTCTGGGTGACCTAACTCTCCAAAGGCTCTCTTTTTTTGTATGAAGTTTTTACTATACTTATTTACTTCATTAGTCAATACTTCCATAGGATAAACACGGCCATTTCGGTTCTTTATGTCCGCCTGCATGAAAACACCACGAATCTTATAGTTCTTTTTACCATCAGCAGTATCTTCTGCAATGAATTGAACGTCTTGGATATCTTCTGTAATTAGTTTAACAGTTCGCATTTGTTTACCTTTTCCGAAACTTATTATATTTATTTATAATTATAAAATGTTCTATAATTATTTTTATTATATGCCTGGTTGTCCTTGAACAATTTCTTCTACATAGATTTTACTATTAGAACCAGCAGTTTCATTTATGTGTGAAATACTATAACATGATCTTGCAGTTGCATCACCAGTAAAAGTTGCAGTTGAACTACCGTCAACAGCACCAAGTGTAATTGTTGTAGAACCTATTGCAGATACATTAACATTTGTTAGTAGTGTATTCCATGCAGAAACATCAGCATCTACTACAGATATTTGATCACCTACAGCAAAAGGATGATTTATACCACTTCCTTCGCCTCTATCTGCAACTGTTAGTACCACTGGGTCAGCAGAACTTGCAGCTGTAATTTGAATTGCTTTTGGTCTTTCTTCTGGTATCATAGTGATTACACTATTCCCATCTACGAAACTTCCGTTAGTTGCTGTAACTGTCGTACCCTCTTGTGTTATTTTGACAAAACCATTCTCTCCACCATGTTCCGAAATTCTGATAGCAGAACTTGGCCCTAATGGCCCTAGAACTAAAGCGGCTGCGCTGTCATTTGCCTGAACGATTTTACCAATGTGTCGTAACATTTTAAACGCCATTTTATTCTCCTATATGTCTAAAATCTCTCGTTCAAAGTACTTGATTAAATCTTTCTCTGGAACGCTATTTTTTTTCGCTACATTTTTAATTGTTTTTTCAAAAGTATTTAGGAAATCGGAAGGTTTATCGTCCATAACTTTGAAAATTCCGTCCACAGCTTTTTTCATCCTAGGCGACAATTTCTTGTACTCCTTAGATTTTTTGTGTTCGTCCTTTTCAAGAACTGTACTGTATAAACCTTCAAACTCCATTATTCTTCTGCTTCGTCTGCATCTGGAAGAGTTTCATGTTTAACAAAAGTTTTTGCTACTTCTTTTCTTTTTGCTTCAAGAGCATCTCCAACTTTAGTTTGAATCGCAGCCTTAAAAGCATCTTCTGCTTCAAGGTTATTTTTATTCACAACTGCATCAACGAAATCTTTACTTGTCGCCATTTTCATCTCCATTTGGTTTTGGTTTTGGTTTCTCATCACCGCCTTCTGGTTCTACCTCGCCTCTAAATTTTGCAACATCATCAGCAGGAAGAGCACCACCATCTACACTTGGGTATCTAGTGATTCCATCAGTTGCATCTGGTACATTAACTCCACCATCATCAACATCCATACCAGCCTCTTTCTTAATCTGTGTTTGCATATCATCTATTTCGGCATCTGTCATATTCAACACATTTTTCAATACATATTCTTTTGAGAAAAATGTACCGATATATGGTTCAATAGTCTGTAGTGAGTTCAATCTACCCTCTAACAATTCTGCCTTTTTTAATTCTGCAAAGTGACCATCTTGTAGAAAATCATATTGAATATGTTCTACCATCTTTGGCCAATCTTCTAATCCAATAACACCTTTTAATAGTAATTGGGTTTTTAGAAGATCTGTTAGTAGTGGTGTAAATCTCTTTCTTATTCTTTGAACAAACTTAGTAAATTTAAGTTCATCTCTTGTAATCTCTGTACTTCTACCTAAACTAAATCCTTCTTCTGCATTTAATCTAGCTTGTGGAACATTTAATGATTGATACAATTTCTTTTTAAAGTATTCTATATCATCAATCTCACCAAGATTAGAACCGCCTGGCAATGTAGTAATTTCTGTTCCTCTACCACCTTCTCTTCGTGGCAACCAAAAATCTTCTAACATTGACATGTGATTTCTATCGTCTTTTATCTCACCAGTATTTGCATCGTATACCAGTTTGTTACGATAACGATTCATAACATCTTTTAGATATTGTTCTGCTTTTATCTTCGGTAAGTTACCAACATCAATATAGAAGATACGTCTTTCAGGCGCTCTTGATATACGATAGATAACAAGTGCATCCTCAATCATTCTAAGTTGATTAACTGGTTTGATTGCTTTGTGTAAGTATGAAAGTACATGACCTTTGTTTTGGTCAATTAATCCAGATGGACAGTAAGCGATTGAATCTGCAGCGACTTTAATACCTTGATTAGAACCACCAGCAACACCTATTCCCTTTTCATTATACATATAGTAATCTTCTATATCTTTAATGAGTTCTATTGAGGAAGCTGCACCCTTACCTTTATCTTTTTTAACTTCTCTTACTTTTTTAATTTTTTTAGGATCGATATATCTTAATTCTACAATACCTTGTCTGGGATTCTTTTTATCAATTACTTTATGATAAAACAATCTACCATCAACATACCAACGCCTAAATATGTCGTGTCCTTTGCTTTCAAAGTCTAGTAGTTGCAAGACCTCTGAAAACTCTTCTCTAATTCTTCTTTTGATTTTGTCTGAATATCCAAGGTTGTCAAGTGTAACTTGAATTGCTTGGTCTCTTTCGTTAGAAACAATAGACTCATTAACAATATCTTCAATCGCAGCATCACACTCTGCCTGTTGGGCAATGTCTCTATATCTACGAATGAGATCTTGTTCAGTCCGTTCTCTACCGTCTGTGTCTAAAACTTGTCCGAAAAATCCACCACCAGCAACTTCGATAGTTCCGTCATCAGTTTTAGGTGGGGTAAATTTCTCTACCCCACCAGTGTCTTTTATCTTCTCAAATTTAAATCCAAATAGTTCCGCCATTATATTACTCCAAATTTCCTACTGCTATTTAGTAGGTTTAATACTATAATATATTTGAAGGTTCAAAGTGTTGGTAACGCCATGTAACCTCAAATGTTTCAATTTCTGTTGCTTCAGCAGTTGTTAAGTCAATCTGTGAAACAGTCAGTGGAAACGCATTTCTAAAAATGTATGATTTAAGGATTGTATCATCTCTGTCTAGTTGTTCAACTGTTAAATCAGTTTGATAACCAGCAGGGGTAATTAATCCAGATGCATCGGCATAATTGTTAATACCGTTTTGCCATCTTTCCATTGCGTTTCTAATCATAAAGTCAGTGTCATTATAAAAAGTAGTTGTCCAAGTTTCTGGAGCAGGTCTGTCACCAGCCATATAAATGGTTCTACCTCTGAATGGTATTGCAATCTCACCCAATGTACTCGCAGGCAAGTTAGTTGCAGTTACTAGAAAAGAAGTTCTACGAACATCTAATCCAGTAGTAATTTCAGAAGGTGGAGTTAACGTCACTTTAAATTGGTTGGCACGAGCACCACCACCGATAAGATTTGCTTTGAAATCGTCTATTTTAGCCATGATTAACCTCCTACCTCTGTAAATGCGACACCAGTTCTTACGGCGACAAAGTTAAGAGTAATAAAGTTGATACTTCTGTTAGGTTTAACAAAGATATCTGCAACAAACTCATTTCTATCAATTACTTGTCCAGTATTATTAGTACCGTCAGCAACAACTTTAAAGTCTGTTATACCTCTTCTACCTTGAACATCTCTAAGGAATGGTTCTACTAAGTTTCTAAATTGCGCCCTTGTAAATTCATCGTTGAACTCAAAGAGTTGGAACTTAGCGGCAGTTGCGATTGCTTTTTCTAATACCAAGAACAATCTTCTAACATTAATTCTGTCAAAAGCACTTGGTTTAGCCAATGCAGTTTTATCACCGAACAGTACAACACCTTGGCCGGGGAAGTTAACAACTGGGTTAATCCTTGCACGATACAAGATATCTCTTTGAGATTTACTTGGATTGTAAGCAAGTTTTACAGCGCCTCTAACATTTCCTCTATTGAAACCGCCTGGCGAGAACCAAGGGTCAGCAACATTGTCTGTGTTTGCACATAGTCCAGCAGTGTCTCCGTTCAATGGAACGAATCTAAACTGGTCATTGTATTTGTCATACATGTACTTGTAACCACTGTCAAACACCATGTAAGATGATGATGGGCAGTTATCAAATGCAGATTTAACATTATCAGTTTGTGTTACCGAATCTGCAACACCAACTACAGCAGTTCTGTGGGGTGATACAAATCCTACACAATCTTTTCTAAACTCACATAAATCTGTAATCATAGTAACATGTGTGTCCATACCAGTTTCAGTATCAGCAGCGATACTTGACGGCCCACCTAATACTAGGTTGATGTCAATACTTTCTACATCTTTGAACTTATCATATGCAAGTTGAATTTCACCAGCAGATACACTAAAATCATCTGCACCACCGTTAAGTTGTGATTCATATGCACCAGTAATAGCAGTGTATGCACCACCTTCTTCTAGTAGAATATCACTACCAGCATCAGTTGATGAACCATCTGTACCATCTAAGATAACATTGTCACCTTCGTCAGTACCAGAGGAGTCTGATCCGTTCAATAATATTTCGTTACCAGTTTGTAAATCTGTTCCCCAATTAGTTCCACTTGAGGTAATCTCATCTGATTTACTTGTTGGAATATCAGAAGTTACTGGATGATCCATCCAATAAATGAGAGTTGATTGTCTGTAGATTACGTCTGGATAATAGTTACTCTGTCCTTGAGCAGTTTTTCCATTTACGTTTTTGGAAAGACTTGCAAAAGTTTCAAGTACACCTTGAGTTCTTTGTCCTGCTGTATCACTGTCAAAACCAGCAATAGTTCCAGTTGTATCGAAAACTACAATGTGTAGTTCATCGCCTGTACCTCTACCATTTTGAGTTGCCCAAGCAGATGTGCCTGGGGCACCATCAAACAAGTCATAGAATTTCCATCTACGTCTGATAAATGAACCAGTAGCAAGTGCGGCAACCAAACCAGTTCCGTTTACATTGTCAAGTTCTCTGATTGTTGCAGTGTTGTTAGTGATATCAATTGCAGTCACTTCATATTGTTTATCTTCATGTCCACTTACTTGTGTACTAAATGCAGAAGTTGTGAAGAACGAAAGTATATCTCCAACATTGATTTCGTTATCGGCAGCGTCAACATCGTCTAGTGTAATTGAAGTTGCACCAGAAGCGGCGACGGCAGCGATTTTATTTGCAGTAGTTAAATTTTGTTCGTAAGCAGTTGCACTAGGACATACAGAAACAGCAATACTATTTCCTTCTGACCCAGAAGTTCTTGATGCCCACAAACCAACAGTTCCTTGCCCGTCAGCAAAAGATGTTGTATAGTGGTCAGTTGATCTTATTAGTAGTCCACTCGCCTTTGATGTTGCGTTTAAAACACCAGATTCGACACGAACCACTCTTAGAGCATCTGAATATTGTAAAAAGTTTGCGGCTGTAAACCAAGTTTCGTAATTACTAGAATTGGGTTTTCCAAAGATTTTTACTAATTCTTCTTCCGATCCAATTGCAGTAACCTCACCGACAGGCCCCTTTTCAAATGGCCCAGCAATTGCACCAATAGATGTTGCAACAGCAGGAACGACATTTGTTAAGTCGACCTCTTTAACTTGGACGCCAGGTGATACTAGAAATGCCATGATTTACTCCTTGTCCTTTAAGTTTGCCCGTTCAGCATTGTTCTTACTTAATCTTACTTTTATTTATAATTTACCGTTTCTTAAAAACCTATATTTATATGCAATAAATCATATAAATAATTACATGACAACACACTATGAAAAATACAAAGACACCATTAAGAAGGTTGCAAGAAGAAATTACCGAAAGCGAGGCGTTTGGTTAAATAACATTCTGAGCGATCAATCTTGTGTTCATTGTGGTGAGGCAGAAACAGTATGTCTTAAATTTTACCCTCACGATAATGTAATACGTTCTCAAACCAAAAGAAAAGGTATGAACGATGATAGTAGAGAACAAATCCAAGAACTTATTGACAACTCTAAAGTTGTTTGTTCTAATTGTTGGATCAAACTGGATAGTGATTTAATAGAATTTCTCTAATCAATATTTCCAGCAATCATCACTCTTCCATGTTCACATTCTTGTGGTGGTACACAATGTGTGTTATAATGGTATTTATCATTTGGAAGTATTCCATTCCAAAATATCAAATAATCTTCCTCTGGTTTAATTTCTATATTTCTTCTTTTAAATACTAAAGGTGAACACTTAGGACAACATTCTGCATAGTAAGTCCATGCCCATATAACACTATGTATGTGTGACCTTGCTTTATCTCCTTTTTGATATATTGCACCCCAACATTCTTTTGCATGGAATTTATCGTTACCAGTGAATCCTCTTACTATATCTAATGTTTTATCTGATATCTCACCAAAGAGTTCATGTATGTCATGCATATGCCATGTTGTTCTGTAATTTGTAATAATATTAGATTTAAATCCACCGATTGTTTTTAAACTGTAAGTATCATCTTTTATTATGTTTTTTATTAGTTTTCTTTTTTCAATAGGTATATTTAATTTAACTTTACCAATTGGATGAATAGTCTCTAACAATTGGATTCCACTTTGTTCCATATTCATCTACCATCTCCCCAATGTTTTCATCCTCTAAACCGTCCACTATGAACCCAAAAGGAGCCATGTCTTGTTCTATCTGATCTTTATTTTCTTGTAACATACGTTCTCGCATGTCCATATTAGTTAATTCTTTAAAATATGTTTGGTCAATTGACCATGCAAACATAAACAAACATGCAACTAAATCATCATTACAACCCTCATCTGCCTGAAAGGATTGTCCTTTTACTACAAATGTAGATAATTCGTTTATCATATCATAATCTTCTACTATTACCTTATCATCTTCAATCATTTGTTTTAGATTAGAACAACCAATCTTCTTAACAGCTTTGGTTGTCCGTACACCCAATTGTGCTTTACCACCACTAAATCCACCACCCATAATTTGTCCAGCACGTCCTCTCATTGATGCCATAACAAGATTATCATATTCTAAATCAAATTGTAAAGTATTAGCAACTTGTTCTCCAATATCATTTACTTCTACTAAAACAAATGCTTGATTATATGCTCTTGCAACATCATATATTTTTTGTGGAAACAATAGTGGTTTTATTTCGTTATCTCTATACTTTGCAACAATTTTATATGGTATCTGTGTTACATCAAAAACTATGTAGGCAGAGTAATCACTCTCTACTCCTCTTGCTACATCAACTGTAATATAATATGTATGATCTTTTTCTGGTGAATAATAAACATCCAAACCCTTATTAGATTGTATCGGAGTCTTATATGTAAGTGTTCTTAGTTTGCGTGGTGCAATAAGAGTATCAATAGAACCTAGAAACTCACATTCAAATTCTGTGTTGAATTGTTGTTCACTTGTATTTGCAATAGTTTCTTTCTTCCATTTCTCATCACGGCCGGGCACTTCTGACCAGTGAACTTCAATAGGAATGTAACTGTTTCTTTTTTCTTCTGCTTCTGTCCATATCTTATAGAACATATTCATACCATGTGGTGTGGAAACAATCATAACCTTAGTTGTTTTACCAGAGGAAATCGTGGGATACACAGAACTAAAAAATTGTTCTGCTACGTTGCTGGGTACATATGCAAACTCATCCAAGAAAATAATATTATAAGAACCACCACGAACGGCAGATGCTGAAGTAGATGATGCCAAAATTTTAGAACCATTTTCAAGTTCAAGACTTCCTTTGTTCCAAGACATAACCCCTTGTTGTAACCACTTGGGAAGATGTTCATACGCAAGTTGCAGTCTCCCTAATAAATCTCTCGCAGTTGCGGCCTTGTTTGCAAGTATAGCAATATTAACTGCTGGATTAAATAAAGCATAGTGTAATAGATAAGAAACCATAACAGTAGATTTACCAGACTGTCTGGGTAGTTTACAAATAGTAAAACGATTATTGTGGAATGTACCAACCATCTCTTTCTGAAATGGATACATTTTAAAAGGTATTAGACCCTCATCAAGTGATACAATTCTTACATAATTTTGTATAAAGTATATAGGATCTTCCATACAATTAGCGTATTCTTGCAGTTCGTGTTTAGTCCACTCCTGCTGTACGTTTGCTTTTTTAAGATTTGGATTACCTAGATAAGTTTCCATAAAATTTATTTTCTCTTTCTATTCTTTCTTCTAATATATCCGTTGTTACTTTTTGATAATAATTACTCTCTTTACACCATTCATTATATCTATCAACACAATCAGAAAAATTCTGTATCTTATTTCTTTTATCAAGTAAAGTATTCATTTTTAATGGAACACCCCACAAGAGTTTTTTGTTCTTTACTAGAGTACTTATATATTCTTCAAACCTTACAGATTTTAATAATGAACCTAAACCAATATTATCAACACCAATATTACTAAGATTGTATGTTGTCTTATTATATTCATCAAAACTTATACCTTTCATTTCATGTTCTATTCCAGTTAATCGCCAAAGCATATGGTCTGTATTGTATGCAAATTCATTATAATCAACTTCAACAGCTGTAGGAAAATACTTATCTACCCACCACTTATATCTATCATAGATTTGTAATTTTCTATCAAATAAATTTAAATCAACTTTGTACTTTTCATCTTTGACATTATTTCTATGTTCGTCTACACTAAAAACATTTCTAATCTTATTAGTATCCCTAATACCCCAACTTAAAGCGTATTCAAATGGATCTCTTGTACAATAAAAAATCTTTTGATAATGTCTGTTTAAAAAAGGATACCACTCTTTTGTACCACCAGCTTTTTTACCAGCCATTACAGCTCTTTCTTTCATCACATAATGTGCTAATCTAGAAACTAAAGAACTTCCAGTATTGTTTTCTAAGAGTTGTATAACTCTTTCTAGTGGTTGTCCATATCGTATGTATTTGTAATCAGGGCCTCTAGGTACTTTGTGTACAATTTTTACAATATTTTTATTGTATAATTCTAATCCTGCAGCTATTTCATGTGTATTAGTATAATCTAATCCAGCACTATTTAAAAATACTGTAAGACTTCTTTGTAAATAGGTTGAACCCACACCATCTGGGGTTAATATTAAATAATTCATACATCACTTTCCCTTTAACATTTTTTGGAGTTCAGCAGTCGAACCAACAAATAATGCGTTAGTAACATTCTTGGGTGCATTACTAGGTACTTCTTTAAGTTTTCGCATTTTCTCTTGTAAGTCACCTAACTTCTCCGTTACCTCTGCTACTTGTTTAATTAAATTACCAGCAACTTCGTATGCTCTTGGGTGATCAGATTCTTTTGCAAGTTCTAATATACCATCAATCGCATGAGAACCTTTTTCTATAAGTCCGTAAAAGTTCTCTCGTTGATATTTGTAATCATTGTCTACGTCATCATCATTTTGTGCAACTACATCATATGCTTGTTTAGTATTAACAAGTTCTTGTGCAGGCATTTTAAATGGTGGCGCACCTAATGCTTCATCAATTTCTTTACTCATGATTAACTAGTTCCAGCGTCCTCAAAGAATGAGGATGTTTCATTAAACCCAAAATCATCATCATCTGCACTCGCAGTTGCTGGTGATGGGGTGACACTATATTTCTGTTGTCTAGTTGGTGTGTTAACTGGCATATCAGTATATTGATCCACTGTTGCAGTTTTAATAACTGCCTGTGAAGTAACTGGGCCATATAAGTAAAACTTACAAGTAAAGTCAAGGTTGTAGATTACTGCTCTTCGTTCTGCAAAATCCCCTTGATAATTATCTTCGTAACTAATGTTGTTTAAAACAATTGGTACATCTCTTTTGATTCCCATGTCAACCATATCATTAATTGTTAGTGAATAGTCTGGTTGAAAGTATGGTAAAATTTGTTCAACAATTTGCAATGCATCATCTGATTGTTTTGCCATAATATATAGTGTGAAACTTAAATTATAAGGAACAGGCATATATTGTGTGTCCATTCTATTTGACTTAGCATCACTACCACCATCCTTTACTTTTTTAAATTTCTGTACACGATTTAATTTTCTTGCTGGATCATAAGTCATTCCAGTAATTTCAAAACCAATTCTAGGTAGAGTTATTGCAACTTTAGCTGCTAAACTTGGATCTTGATTTAGTCTTGCTAAAAACTTTTGTTTGGGGCCATATGCCAATGGCACCTTCATTGATTGGGTCACTTTTCCAGCATTATCTTTTCTAACAATATTGATATTATTAAATAATGAACCAAAAGCGACAACCACTTTTCTCATACTTTCGTGGTAAAATTGTTGTCCTAACATATCTAAGCTCCTGCATCACCAAATGGGTTTTTCTCACTAAAATCAAGAATATTCTCATTGGTTATTTGTTGTGTTATAAATTCATTTTGTGCCGACTTGTCGGTATCCATGTCACCTATTATATATTCCTCTGAAATTAAGTAACCAGCGAGTCCAGTATCAGCATCATTCTCTAATTGTAGAGAACCAATTTCGTTTTCAAGTGTAAATTGATATACTAGAGCATCTGTACTGTTTGAATCTTCAATAGAATCAATTGCAGCAATACCAGTATCTAGTCTTGACATATCATATTCATACTGTCTACATCTTAGTTTGTAAATTGGATTGTTATCTAATTGATGAAATGGAGCATCATGGTCAACAAAACCAATCTCAAACATTTTTCCCAATACTGGATGGTAAACCAAATCGCCTTCTAAAGGTCTATCTGCATCCGTAGCATCAGTTTCATTTAGAAGATAAAATATATCTGTTCCAAATGTCTCAAAAACAGTTCCCTCTGTAATAGTTGTGGTTGCATCTTCCATTTGTATTGAACCACCAGTAGTGTCTGTACCATCTTCTATTGTGAACTGTTTTGTTAATTCTTGAAATCTTTCTTTATGAACAACAAATGTAATTTCATTTCTATTGTCCAAACCGAACTGTGTCATTAATTCTTTGTCACCAGCGTATCCACTTTCGGCATCTTCAACATACATTTCTATGGGTTGTTGGTTTCTATACTTTGCAAGAGCATCCTCACCAAGAACATTGTCTAGTGCTACAGCAGTTCTATCAACATAATAAACATCATGTCCATGTATTTGGATTGCTTCTTTTATTAAGTCTTTGTATAGATTTCTTTCACTTGCAATACTTGTTAAATTACTAGTGTGAAATGCTTTGTTTACAGCCATAGTTTATCCTATCATGTAGTTAACTGGTGTTTCAAACGCCAACTGTATTTGTTCTTCTAGTTTATTAACTTCTTCTTGTGCTTGTGAATAAATGGTTTCCCCATTCATAGTTACACCACCTAACATTGCGACACCACTAAATTTACTAAGGTTTGCACCCCACTGCCTTTTTATCAAAGCCGTTGCATATCTTTTTAGATAGATGTCATCAAATATATCTGTATAGGTTGTTGGGTCTAATTTTCTATAACATTCAATGATTAAATACTCATCTTCTGTTACAGCACTAGCATCCATATCCAGATATAATCTGTTCTGGTGTTGATTGAATCTTATAGGAATTTCTCCTACTAATATATGTGATAAGTGATCTAGTTGTTGCATAGTCATTTCATATGATATAATTGAAGTTGAACTAAAATCATATAAGTCATTTAGTCTAAGTTGATATCTAATATCAAACATGTTGTTTGTAGATGAATCATCAAATGGAAAAATATTTAAAACAGAAACAACAGCAGATGGCATTGGAATATAATTTTTACCCTCTTCAAAAGATGCTGTTACTGTATTATCAGCAGTGTCAGTTGCAGTTGTTGTTGCATTTGTTTTCCATCTTGCGATATCTGTGGAAGTCATTTTATATTTTAAATACATTCTTTCAATACCATCATAATGATATTGTGCAAAAAACTGTAACGCTTCATCTATTCTATCGTCTGTTTGGTCATCACTAACATTGATATCAATTACACCCTTACCTAAATTCCGTAGGCAATATTCTTTGAATGTAGATTTGGTTGTTGGTATTGCCATTTCTATTCCTCTATATCGAAAATCTCTTTTAGAGAATCGTCTTTGTGTGCTGGATGCCCAGGCCCATCATTTGTTGAGATTTTTTTCTTGTGTGGGCTTGTTCCGCCCGTGGCAGTTCTTCTAGCAGTCGTATCCCAAACTAGGGTAGTAAATTCTACTTTTTCATCATCATCACGAAACTCAACTACTAAACAAATAGCACCAGTAGATAAAGTTTCAATTCCATATTTTAGATATGTTGAAGATTTACTATCCATGAAAGTGGTAATACGTGCTTTTTCAGCGTCAGTAACATCAGCATCTCCATCTAATCCACCCAAGTATCTAAAAAATATTGGCGTTGTTGAATACTTTTTTGCCATCTTTATCTCCTAATCTTATACTCTTATTTATAATACTTTACACATGATGGCAAAGTATTTGTAATCCAACCTTTTTTGTTACCTTCTTTCTGAATCTACTCGCAGAGTGTATCTGTGTTCTTTGTAATGCAATACATGAACCTATACTCCAAGGATATATATTTTCTACTGTAAATCCTTCTAACATTTCTCTAGGATACATATCCATATATTTTGGATAAACTTCTTCTGGCCATACTCCCTCTGTCCAGTTCCAAACATCTCTTTTTACTTCTTCATGTGTTTTAGATGTATTAGACCAAGTTTTAGTTTGTTCTGGTCTTACTGTTTTTGTTTCTTCATGCCAACTGCCAGGCGGAAACTTAAATGGGCCATATGGATAATATTGATTAAAACATATCATGAACTGGTCATCTAATAGTTCTTCTTGTGTTCCATTACCTTCAATCAACAAAGGAATAACAAAATCATATCCACATTTCATAGGATCACTTTTTCCTATATCAACATGAAGATTGTGTTGTTTTTTTGCTTGATACATATTTACATGTGCTATCTCAAAGTTCTTAAAGTGTTTTTTAAGTCTATCTTCAATACCAGTATGTTTTTTAACTACATCTAAATCTAGAGATGTAGATGATAATTTAAAAGAGTGAACTTTACCCCAAGTCATATCGTTATAAAGATTTAATAGATATTCGTGTTCTTCTGATTCTAGAAAGTCTGGAATATATCCAGTTCCCTCAACTGCTGGTGGTGGTATTTTTAACATTAGTAATGTCCTAATAAATCCATCTTTTCAAGACATGATGGACATTGTTTACATGGTTCTTTTTTCTGTTTATAACAACTTATAGTTTCTGTAAGTAATTCATCAGCATTATGTTCTTTTATATAATCTATAATCATAGACTTTGTATAATAAGATATGGGTCTATGTATAGTATATTCCCATCTGTTCTGTGGCATATAAGTTTTTTTAGTTTCTATAACATGACTATTTAATAAAAGTTTTGCTACTGCTTGTGGATATTGTCTTTCACATTGTTTTAATTGTTGTTCTGTTAAATTTGTCCTCACTCTTCCATGTAATACATTTTTGATATTGTGTTCTTCCATAAAAATACTTCTATGTTCGTGATCTGCTTTTCCCCTATGTGAATAATAAGATTTATCATAGTAGTTATCATAATCAAAATGTGTTTTCCAATTTATCTTTCCAAATTTATTTTTGACATATCCCCAGACAAATTTAGCAGCCTCAAGTGTATCTGGTTTATCGTATCCAGTTATTGCATATACTTCGGTTGTACGATGTGTTATTGTATATTGTTTTGCTACCATATAAAGTAGAGCTGCTGAATCTATTCCACCAGAAAGACTTACCAGAACCTTGTCAAAAGAATCTAATTTATGCATAATCAATCCTAGCATTTTTATTTAGTAAACCAAATAACACAATACCTACTCCTACAATAATACAAATAGTAAGTGTCGGATGATTGAACCAAATATCGTTACTAAGATATTTATTATTATAAAAATACATCCCTTGTAGTTTTTCTATGCCAGATAAAAACTGATCGTATATAATGAAAGACAGAATAAATGCTGGTCTACTAAACTTATATGTTCTCATACCCCATCCAATTATGGACAGAATAAACATCATGAGTAAATCCTCTTCCCAAGTAATCCACCCACTATACGACAATGCTGTGTAGATGGTCAGTAGTGTCAGAGGTACTATCCACCAATATGGGTTTATATATAAAATTCTTGAAAGATACCTTGCACCCCATATCAACACAATTCCAGAGATTATAGTTCCCAGAATATATCCCCAGAAGATAGTCTCAAAAAATTGTTGATCCTCTAGTAAGTCTGTAGTGCCTACATCAAAGCCTAAGTATACCCATAGCGCAGCTAAATATGCATACATTTTATTGCCTGGAATACCAAAAAATAATGTGGGAAGTAATGCACCAATCTTTCCAGCGTTGTTTGCTCCTTCTGAACCGATTACACCTTTGATATTTCCGTTACCAAATTTTTCTGTTTTATGAATTGATCGTGTAATAGAGTATGACATCCAATCGCCAGTTCCACCACCACCGCCAGGCATGATACCACCGATAAAACCAACCCATCCACCAATCATCGCTGTCCATTTATATTTCCAAACCTCAACAATACCTTCCCAAGTTTGTTTGTTGTGTTCTTTAATTTCTATCTTTTTAAATTCGTGTTTTGCGATTAGTGTTTCGATCATCTCTGGTATGACAAATAAACCCACACCTACAAGAACAAGTTTTACACCATCGTTTAAGTATGTCCAACCAAGATTATATGCTTCATTTGACCATTCATCTAGTCCAATCTGTGACAACCAACATCCAAACAATACAGCGATTATACTTCTTACTGTATACTTACTTGTTATAACAGCGACTAAACAAAATGATAAGAATAAAATGCCAGTTAACTCTGGTGTTCTTACAGCGTCATTTATTTGCATGTATAGTGGAAAGAATGAGAACCCTAGAAATCCAAAGATTAAACCATTCATGGTTGATGTGAAAAGTGCAGAAGATAAAGCATAAGATGCTCTACCTTTCTTTGCAAGTGGATATCCATCCACCATTGTTGCAGCTGTTCCGTTTGCCCCAGGCACACCTAATAGAACACTTGCATATGAATCACCTATGGAACATGCAACAACTGTCACCATAGAAAAAAGGACAAAGAGATACTCTGCCCCATCAAAAAAACTTACTACTCCAAAGAGTAGTAGAATTGCTTTACCAGCACCAGCAGAAGGTACAAGACCAATGAGACCACCATAAACACAACCTAATGCGATTATGATGGCCCATTGATAGACTTCTTCTAATTGAAGAATTGACTCCACTTGATATTCACCTTTTCACCAAAAACTTCTCTTGAAGTTTTTACATCGTTAAGCAATTCTTTACTGTTAATTGCATCAAAGATTGCAAGTTTAGAATCATTTGCATCTTCACCAAGCGCCCATGGGTATTTACCCAACTTCTTATCTAGATGTTTCTTACTAGTTTTGTTATTTAACATCATAGTAAACGAACTAACTAGAGCATCCATATGAGGACTATCTTTTGAAAGAAATATAGTTTTACCTAAACCACTTCTTGTTTTTAGAATAAGTGCATATGCATCATAATAACGACCAGATGGTGCTTCACCCCACTTCTTTTCGTATGCAGTGTTGAACCATGCTTCTGGCATGTTTGGATCTTTTACAATCTTTCCATCGACAGAAACCCCATGAGAAAACCAGACTTTAGTTTTTCCAGATTTGATACCACCTTTATAGGTTTTCTTCATATGAGAGAACCCATCTCTTGAAACATCAATCTCACCATTAAGGAAGGCTTTTCGTCTGTCACCAGACCCTTTCCAACCTTTGATTTGTCTCACATTAGTTTTAGAACATTCAACCAACTTATCAAAATCCATCGGCCCACATAACATCATAACAATTGACATTGCATCAACTATGGTTTCTGAACCACCACCAATATGAATGGCTGGAATTGCTGGAATATCTTTCTTTGAGAAAACAAAAGTTCCTTGATTATGTGCAACAATTGTTGCAAATGCTTTAGGGTCAAATCCACCCCAACCATCACCAGAAGTGATATACTTAATCATACCACGACTTTGAATCATAGTCTTACCATCCTTAGAAAGTTCGTTATTATACTTAGCGTATGTTTTCTTTGGATCGCCAGGCATGTACCTAAGAACTACTTTGTGTCCATCCATTTCAAGATATTTGTTCCACTCCTTAACGACTCTTTGAGCCCATTTAGCATTACCACCCTCTGGCCCTGCTGGAACAATATATGTAAAAGTCTCTGCATATGCCGTAAACGACATAGCAGAGAATATAATTGCGAATATCAATTTTTTCATCTTTTATTTCCTTCTCACTTAGAATGTATATTTAAATTCAACTTTAAAGTTGTCTTTTGATTTTTCACCAATACCATCTTGTCCATCCCAACGTCTTTGAAAAGACGGTACGATTTTAAATGCATTTTTACTGTCACCAGCAACATTGAATTTAAAATCCTTTGAAATTTTCAATTCATTATAATTGGTTGTATTAGTCTCTGTATTTTGCGAGTGTGTCGCTTTAGTGGTAATTCCACCAAGGTCTTTCCACTTGTGTTGTACAAATGCATAGTTATAGGTTACAGTAGTTCCCTCACCGTTCTTATATTTGGTTTCACGATCAATACCCATACCGATATCTGTCGCATTTGCTGTAGTTGTCATTGCCATAAGGGCAACTGCTGTTAGTACTCTTTTCATTTTTCTTTCTCCGTTGGTTAAAATGAATATACACTTTAACATATTCTTACATTTATGTCAAGTGTTTTTTGTTAAAATCACAATATAATTGTTATCTTGGTCTGTCACGATTTCGTCACTCCTTTTGATAAACCCCACACTCTCATAAGCTGCTATTGACTTTGTTTTAGGAACAGACCATACATATTGAGTATGTGCTGAATCTACTACAGCGTTCAGTAGCATCTTACTAATTTTTCTTCCTCTGTAATTTGGGTGAACCCACAGCCCCCTAGAGCGCCATGAGATTTGGCTGGTTTTATGTCCACTATTCACACCAATTAATTTTTCATTATCATACACTCCATAGTAGTTGACATCTTCTGTTGTCTTTATATTTATATCATAGTCAATAGCGTCTTTTACAACATCTACATCATCATATAAAAAACATTCTTCCATCAAAGTCCAAGTACTTACACTTGGAATATCTTTTCTATCAGGCCAGAGTTGTTTCCAACCTTCAAGTATTTCTAAATGATTTATTTCCTTTACTTTATATATAATATCTGGGTCTACACCTAAAGATAAAATACCTTTCCAAGAAGGTTTAACCGTATTAGATTTTCTATCATATTCCCACATATCAAAATTACTGTGAAGGTCATCATAAACTGGTAATGTTGTATTTTTTAAATGATCTGGGTCTTTAAGATTTAATCCAACAAATTCTATTAACACCATTAAATTTTGTGGTGTAAGATTTAGATGAAATGTATCACTCATTGATTGATTAATTATTTTCATAGAATTAACAAGGGGTAATGGAATCGGTAGGTTTTTGTTAGCATATCTAATCTGTGACTTTAGTAAATTATTAAATACAGTCATTACATTTGGACTTTTTATATTTTTGAATATATCTGTATTTGTTATACCAAGAGGTATTATCATCAATGTTTTGTTTTCTTTAATTTGCTTCCACAATTTATATCTAAGTTTTTCATTTTTAGGAAAATCAAAATCTTCTGATACGATATCGAACTTAGCATTTTGTATCCAAATATTATTTGCAAAATACTGTGCTGTTTTAGCATCTTTCAAAATGAACACTCCTAGTGGATTCATTCCACTATTTCTTACTCGCAATCCTTTTTCTTTTTTAGATGTATATATTTTTCTTTCTTCCATCTGTTCTAGATCAAATGGAATACCCATTCCTACAATATCATAATCCCACGAAAGGTTATTCCATTCTTTACCAAAATATTTTTCACCCATATTATACATTTTCTTTTTCTTCATAGACTTTTTTTGTGTGTTACCAGTTTGTCTAGATTGTTTTTTGAAAATATTAATTCTTTGTAATTCACGATCTGCAAATGGGGCAAACCATTCGTTTCTGGGGTCTTGCGACTCTTGATATAATCTTGAAGATTGATAAGATGGTATCCAAAAGATATTATGTTTTAAAGGATGGTCTTTTAATTCTTTTAATATGTTTCTATAATATTCATAGATGTAATCCATAGATTCATCTTGTGCTTTCCATATTTGTGGGTCATAATTATCCATACCCCTACCATAATATACACGATTATTATACATATCTTTAATATAATTTGTAATATAAATATCGTCATCCATAACACCCATGTCTCTCATCCATTGAGTTTTTTTTGAATGATCTGATTCACTAGACTCACCAGACATTTTTATACCGCCATATTTTGATACCGAATGACTTTTTAGAGGATAAATTAAATCAGGCCAAAACTCTGTAAATACCTTATCCTCTTCTTCGTAAACATCATGTATAAAGTCTACCTCAAAGTTTTCTATTTCCCAACCCACCTCTTTTCTGTACCTATCACAGCATATATCATCTATTCCGTTATAGTTATTAGGGCTTGTGACATGAACTAAATTAGGATTGAATCCTCTATGTTTTAAAAACATGGCTAACCAAGCACTATCTCTACCACCACTTAGTCCAACTGTTATTTCTTTATCTTTGTGTAAATCAAACAAATAGCAAAATCTTTGATACTCCTCTTCCATATCATACTCAATCAAATCTTGATTTAAAAAAGGTTTCCAATCCTCTTCAACTCTTTTGATTTGATTGTAGATTGTGCCTGGGCCTACTGTATGTCGTCTAAGATATTTTAATTGACCAGTTGTGATCCAATCCGTAGTTAGTTTTGTTCCTAACTCTTTTTCTGCATCAACTATCTCTTTAAAAGATGGTGATATAAAATTGTCTGAATAGAATAATTGTGTGGTAGCAAAATGATCTACAGTTGCTGACCATCTACCATCTTTCATAAAGACAGAAGCAGATTGGCCATCATACCCATAAGTATAATAGTTTCCTTTCTTAACAAACTTTCTAATACCATTATTTAAAAATTTCATAGTCAACCCATTCATGTGGTTTGTTTGAAGAGTGTGTAAAGTGAACAAATTTTATATCTTCGTGAAACTCTCCACCCATATATGCAAACTCATTTCCAGTTAGTTCTGTATATTTCTCTGTCATTTTTATCATAAACAATTTTTCTGATTTATGATTTTGTAATGGTTTTGTACTTGCAACCCATCTAATAAACCATGCTTCTGGTAAAAGTTTTAGTTTTAATTTTTCTTTAACACTGTCCTCAACAAAGTATTGTTCTCCATTTACAGGCCCAGTTGTAACTCCATTATCAATGTAGTGTCTCTGCCATTTATGAATATCAGACATAAACTTATCATAGATGTATCTACAATCTTTTGGATAGTATTTAAAGAACCCACCATTAATTTTGTAGTTCTCTGAATTAGTATCTCTCCACCAACCAGGCATTGCAAGAAACTCACCTTTCTTTATAGGATAGTCAAACACTTTCTTATAATCATTTGTAAGTAATATGTCAATGTCCATAACACAAATAGGTTCATCAATGTCGAGTTGCATACCCCACATTTTATTCCACTGTAAAGTAACCCTATCGTGATACGGTTGTCGTATCCAGATAAATTCATGTTCTGGTAGTTTTTTCTCTAGATATGTTTCGTAGTCTGGGCCGTACTTTTCACCTATTCGTATACATAATATTTTCATTTATGAATAACCCCACTCTTATCACTTAAATAACCATTCTTGTTAGGATGTACACCTCTAAGAATAAAGTATTTTGTATTATTTTTTAAAAATGTTTCTAAAGAATCAAACCTAAACATTATATGTTTAAATCTATAATTTATATGTGTTCTAATATAAGAATATATATTACTTATGTTAAACAAAACATTTTTATCTCTTATATATGGTAGAAAAACTTTATAGTTATCTTCTTTATAGTTATCTCCCATCATATCACATTTTACATAATCTATTTTACAATTATCTCTAACCCAATTTAATGCTTCGAACTGTTCATCTATAGTTCCATTTTTATTTAACTCACCATTTATATATTTTTTGCCTCCGCCATATAACAACTGTGATTGTTCATCACCTTTAGGATACCAAAAATCATTTTTAATTTTTAGATTAGTGTTCCAATAATCTGATCCAGAAACATTTTGTTCCCATTTGGAGTCTACCCACCATTTAAGTTCCTCTTCATTATTTACTAAATCGGTTATTTCTTTTTTATAGTCTAAATGATCTTGTGTTAAATCATAGTAAACTATATTTTTAATATTAAATTTTTTTGCTAAAAACTCTGTTAAAAATCCAGCAGTGGGTGATACTATAGTGTCTATGGTATCTATCCTACTTTTTCGTAGTTTTGTTTCTATTCTTCCTAATGAAGTTCCAAAATTCTCTGTATTCACTGGATAATATTTTTTTTCATTTCTGATCTCATCAAACTTATACCATTTTGATGGTATATCAGTTGGTAATCTATTATAAGAGAAAACTTTAATATCCCTTTCGTGGATTGGAAAGTTTCTAATCATTGGATAGTCTTTTGGTTTTAACCAGTGTGGTGTGTAGTCATCGTGAAAATTGGTATCTGCTCTTTCAAAGTTTGTAAACTTTAATTTAAATAAATTGGGTGAACCAAGTTCATTCCACCATTTTCTATTTAGAACTAAATGTTGGTCATGTAGCGTTGCATTTTCATTTGGTTTTGCAATAATGTGTGCTTTAATCCAATAATCATTTTCGCCTCTTTCCCATCTTACAATATCGTCAAAGAAATATGATATTGGTGTTTTATTCGCTGAATTTTCAAAATTCATTCCAACTCTAAGTATTGTAATGTATTTAAAGTGAGTTGGTAAATTTAAAATAGTTTCATGAACTTTCGATTTACAGCAAAATACAACTTTACTTCCACTTCCAGTTCCAGTTAATCCACCACTTAATTGATTCCAAGTGACATGCGCTTGATGGTAGATATGTTCATTCCATTCAATATTGGGGGGAAGGTGACATATGAAAGCATAAGTATTTTCACATATTCCAAGCGAACGGAAAACAAGTTCTGGAATATTAAATCTTTCCGTACATCTGTAAGGAGCAAAGTCATTTATAAACTCACAGAAATCATCATAACTTTCAAAGTCATTCATCGTATATCACACCCTTTTCTTGTCGTTCTTTTTTAGTTTTAAATGTTGATAGGAATAAAAGGAATCTCATTTTCCATTTACTAAAAAACTTTAACTTTTGTTTCTTTTTCAAAATCATTAGCGTGTTCCCATGTGTTAACCATTGGTTTTCCTCTTATATTTAGGGATGTGTTTAACAACATAGGACAACCAGTTTTGTCATACCACTCTTCTAGAATAGGTCTAATTACAGATACACAATCTTTTTCTACAACTTGAACTCTTGAAGTTCCATCTACATGTGTCACTGATGAGTAGTCGTGTTTTGATTTTGATACAAATTGCATGTATCGATTCATTGGGCCTTCAAAGTATTCCTCTGCATATTCCTCTAGTATTGCTGGAGCAAAGGGTCTAAACTTCTCTCTTCGTTTGACTTCATTAACTGTATCTTTAATTGGTTCTCTTGGGTCAGCAATGAGTGAACGATTACCTAACGCTCTTGGGCCAAACTCTGCCCTACCATTTGCTACCCCACACATTTTATGTTTAAGTAAATGTTTGACAACTTCTTTAGGATTTACTTCTCTTTTTATATCATATCCTAAATATGGGTGTCTCCATGTTAGTTTACGTTGCCACACCAATGCAGCCGCACCCAAAGAAGACCCAGCATCACTTGGGGATGGCATTATCCATATATTCTTACCTTGTATTTTACTATTTGCAACACAGTTTAAAGCACAACCACCCATGATAACTAAATTTTCTTCTGGGCATTTCTCTACAAGTCTTAGTAATTCATCTTCATATACTGCTTGAACTGATGCAGCCAAATCTTCTGGTTTACCAGTGAACTTTATATCTAACCCATAGTGATTATTATTATTATCCAATCTTCTTTTTAACATTGTTTTATGTTTAGGTTCTCCAAATGCAGCCATACCCATAACAATATATTCTTCTTCGTTTGGTTTATACCCTAACAGTTCTGTAACGGCTGAATATAACAATCCTAAAGACCAAGGATACTTACGAGAGTATATTTTCTTTAGTGTTTTATGTTGGTGAAGATTACCTTGATCGGCATACCATATTGAAGTGGTATCCCATTCTCCTATTGCATCTACAACTATAACATTTGCTTTTCGGAATGGTGATGTATAGAAACCAGCAGCTGCATGTGTTTTGTGATGAGGGAAACACATATCATATTTTGTTTTTTTAGTTATCCAACTTTGTCCAGCATACAATCTTCTAGTGTTTTTCCAAAATGGATTTTCAAAATAAGCACGAATATTAGAAACACGAACCATACTAGAATGGATTCTACTATCATTTTTTATCTGTGAATATCGTTCACTATGTGATGCATAAAGTATTTCTCTATCTTCTATTAGAGAATAACCAGCATCGTGACTACCCTCACTAATTCCTGCTACTCTCATCACCGAACTTTTCTATATCTTTTTCAACATCATTACCAACTAATTTTTTCAATGCATATAACATCAACTCATTTCTTTGTTGATTACCACCACCATGAATAATAAAATGAAATCTATTTTCTTTTGAACCATTGTATGCTTCATGTGATACACCGTTGTCAAACCAATAGCCTGTACACTCCTCAAAAGGCAATTCTTCTTTTGTATCTGATCTTCTTAGATAACACCCCTCTGGTTGTGTTATTGCAATATTAATTGCTGATGAAACATTCCGTGTTCTACCTTCAGCATCTCTTTTAGCATCAGAATCATTGTGGGCCGTAATAAGACCTTCAGGCTCTAATAACATAAATCTACATCTTCTATAACCACCAGGCACTCCAGACCCTTTATTTGGAAATCTATCCCTCAACCACCTTTTCATCTCTGGAGCGTATTCAATTAGTTCTGTCCACCCCCACTGAACATCTTCTTCACTTATACCATACCCACTTGGATTCATGGTGTGGTGCCAACCCATGTTTTGATCTTTACCCTTCTTAACCCAACCATGTATAGCTGCAGATTTCCAACCACCAGTTTCAGCAGTGTCTCCGTATCTGTGTTCTACAAAAAATCCATTGTCATACACATCATTTACTTCTTTGATAATTTCTCTTGGAATATCTAAGGGTATTTTTAAATACCAGATATCATGATATTCACAATAATTTCTAATCTTGGCAAACTTCATCTTCCTATCACCATAAATCTTGTCATACCATTATCTAGTTTTCTTTCACCAGAAAATAGTATGTCGGTTAGTTCTGCTTGTTCTGCAAGTTCATCAGCTGATTTAACACAATTGATATGATCTTCCCATTGATCAGCATCTGTAGATTGTAAAATATATAAGGGAGCATATCTAAATCCTCTTTGATTAACTAATCCATAATAATTAATCTCTTTCCATTTTTTCATTGGAAACATGTGTTCACATGAAGTATTTATAATACAATCATATGAGACAATCATTTCTCCTTCTGTTCCGTCTGGATTAAAATTTTTAATATTAAATCCAGTGCCAGAGTCTGGATGAAGATAATCCGACATGATACCACGCAGATTAGGTTTTTGTCTTGCCATCGCTGGATTTTTAGGGTCTTTAGGCAAATTAGTTTTACCTATTTTTTCACACATAATATTTTTTCTAACACAACGATACATGTCGTTTTCTTTATAGTGTCTATTAAATTTAAATGATGCATACTGAACATCCTTATCAATCTCATAGTTCATAACAAACTTGGCACCTAACTCTTCTATTAATATATTAGTTAGAATGTGTGCAAACCAACCACCCAGAACAACATAGTTTTCTGGATATAGTTTTAGATTGTGCATCTCTTCTGCAATCCACATTTTAGTTTCTACTTGAGATGCTGTCATAGAATCTGTAATTCTTTTTGATATCCAAGGTCTATTTTTTTGTATTTCTTTTACAGCATTGAACCAATTGTTTGAGGTATAAGTTTTATATTTAATATAGTCTACCATAATTTTTTAATCTCTTCTATATCAGGCATCTCATCATCATCACTATTATAACTATTATTAAATAAACATATCTTTAAGTCTTTTCTTAGTTTCTTGGTTTCCATATCATCTGGAAATATATTTCCTTTGTACCAAGAGTATATCCATCCTTTGGGGAAAGGTTTTAATAGGTGAGCATCATCAAGTTTTTTACTTGTTTCCATACCCTCTTCCCATATATTATAAAAGAAGTGATTAAAATAATTATCAATAGTTCTGTATGTAAAAAATACAACTTCTTTATTTGTTTCTATATGTTCTTCAATAGGTCTTAGTTGTCCTCTTGTCCATCGTATACAAGATGAATTTAAAGGTGTAGATTTTAATAGTCCAAAATTTTTTCGACAGTTCTCTGCATCATTCCACCATCCTCTAACTATATAAGGACGTTTCATATCTAGTTCAAACATACAATCTATATTATTATGAATAAGAATATCAATATCAAAGTATAAAAAATTTACACCTTTTATCTGTGGAAAATATTTTTGCTCATTGAACATATAACATTTACGATATGCCCAGAACATATTCTTTTCTGCTCTATAATGTTTATCCCATTCTGTAGGAAGTTGAATATCGTATTCTTCTTTTGGATTATCTGTAAGACAGTAAAAATTAAAAGGAACTGTAAGGTGTTTGTCTAATTGTTCTTTAAGTTTTTTAACATAGGTGTCATCATACTTGTCACCCCAACGTACACACAATACTGTGTTTTCCATAGTATCCTCACTTTAAATTATATAATTATAACAGATTTATTTTGTGCTGTCAAGTATTAATTTATAATAATAGAAAACATCTAAGGGATTATCAGCCTTACGAATCCCAGACTTTAATTTTCTATCTTCACTATCTTTTACTATTTGTAATTCAAAAACTTTAAGTTTTAGTTTGAATAGTTCTTCTTTATCTTCTTTAGAACTACCATCATACTCAAAAACCATCTTATCAATATTAGACGTAATAACTTCGGTTTTAGTTATTGGGTTTTCTGCATAGTTATATAAACCATTTTCTTTCGCATAGTTGTCAAAAGCAATTCTAAAATCCTGCCTAACTGCTTCATTGTTTTCTAGAGTTCTTCGTTCTAAATCTTCATAGGAAACTTCTTTAAGTAAATCTTGAAATTGGTGATCGTTTTCGTCTACTGTAACATAGTGTGAAACCACTCTAGTTTTTATTTTATACGTTTCGATATTACCTTTTTTTAGATAAAATTCTTTTTTAATCTCTGCATCTGTTCCAGAAGGCTCATCTGGATGAACTTGTCTGTAAAGAACTTCTACAGTATCATGCTCTGGATTAGTGTATGCTGCATCGCATATTCTTCCAGAAAAAATTGAGTTACCTATTTCAGCCATTTTAATTCCTTTTCCATTATTTATAATTCCTAACCTTTAGTTATTCGCAAATTTCTTGTTGTGATTGTAGCAGGAGAACCGTTAGGAAATTCTTGTGAACGATAAGAGTTACCAACTTGTCTTGTTTGGTAGTTACCACTTCCGTTTAGTCTTGTATCCACAACAGAAGACCCTCTAGTGCTTCCGCCAGAGGATGCAAAAGTATAAAGTATTTTATGACTATTAGAGTTACTTCCCCCACCAGCAGCGACATATTGAATAGCGTTTTTAAGTATTGCTTCAATGTCAACACCACTACCTTCTGCATATTCTCTTAAATTATTATCACCGTCAATATACAAAAGATTTGTTGATGGATTAGTATCAACAGCACTTCTTTGATGTAAATAATAGTTTGTTACTGTGGTAGGTTGATCTAATGTCTCTGGAATACCACCAGATGAATATGCTGAAGTATCTGCTCTTGTATCTGCAAAGAAAACAGCACCACTTGAAACTTGTGAATAACCAGTGGCAGATGTAGAGGAAGTTGTAACTGTATAAGTTCCACCAGTTGTGTCACTCTCTGTTCCAGAAACTAATAAGTCAATTGCTGGTTTACAGAATGTATCTACTAAATCTTGTGCTGTCATTGCTTGAATTGTTCCACCAGTATTATCTTGATATACTGGAAAAGCTTTACTATTGGTATCAGCAGTAAAGGTTGGTATAGTATATGCAAGATTAATTTTATCATATGAAACTGTAACTGTTTGTGGTTCTTGGGTTGAACTTTCTGCAACAAAGTCAGCAGAACTTGAACCACCACTTTCGTTACCATCACTGGTTGAAGCAGAACCAGCAGATAATCTAGTATCATCCATGCCTGTCATGTTTGCACCACTAGATGATACAACCGTTAAAACAGCAGATGGGGCCGTCGCATATTGATAGGCAGTTTGTGTTACCCATTCAGTAATTTCAGCAGAAGTCATTTCTTGTAGATTTCCACTACCATCGTATTTTAAGGGTGTTCGTGCTGTCATAATTAAGCTCCTGCGCCGTGTACCGTTTTCAGAGTTGATCCAGCACTATTTTTAATTAACAAAGTTGACAATGTTTTTAGTTGTACCGAACCAACTGAATCATCTGCCATCATTGACTCTGCTACTAAATCAACTGATCCAGTAGTTATTATTGTACCACTATTATCTTGGAATGTCAAGGTTCTATTTGCAGTGGGTTCATTAAAAGTTATTGTGCTTGAAAATTTAGTGTTTGCAGCTGTATCATTTGTTTCACGAAAAACGATATCACCTTGTGTAGTAATATTTCCCACAGAGGTTACTGAATTAAACTCTGTGTTCTGTCCGAATGTACCATCTTCTAGTTCTATACCTTCATCATTTGCAAAGGTAAATTCTAGTTCATTTGTACCATTAACTCTATTTGCATTTTCTACTATAATTCTTGATTTCTTTTCTACATTATCAAACTTTGTAAATGGAAATTCTTGTTCAGCAAAAATATCAGACGTTCCATCTTCCATAAGAATGTCGTCAAACTGTTCTCCAATTAAATATAATGCTCTATCTTGTGTGGATCTTTCTGCTAAAAATCTATGAACTTTTTGTAACTGTCCATCTATATTTGGTAAAAATCTATATGAAAATACATCCTCTGTAGTATCTTCTAGATTAACTTTATCGTTAGCATTAGCTGCAGTATCTTGAACAACATTATCACCAGCGTTTGCACTACCGTCAGTACTGTCTAGAACAACCGAACCAACAACTGCAATACCATTTACTCCGTTGTTAAAAGTTACAAGACCATCTGAAGCGATAGTCATTGAAGTTGCGGCAGAAGTAGATCCTATATTACCACCGTCACCAACAACAAGATTTTGTCCTTGTAACTGAATCGTACCAGACAAGTCTGGAATTGTAACAGTTCTATCAGCAGTAGGATTGGTGGCACGAACAGTTGTCTCAAATGCATCAGCAACAGAACCTTCAAAAATAAGATCTTGACCATTAATTTGGAAAGTGGCAACAGCAAATGTACCAGTAACAGCGAGTTCACCGAATGAACCAGTTGTTGCGGCCAAAGCAGTATAGTTGATTGTTCCTGCTTCTAAACCAGAAACGTCATTTCTTAATTTATTAAACTCTACTCTAAATTGTTCTAGGGTATTGTTTGTATCTACTTGATTAGACGTTATTGCCATCTGCGTTTCCTACTAATTGTTTTAACAAGTTTTTGATTTCATGCATCTCACACTTTAAATTATTTATCTCCCTTTGAGCACTACGAAATTCATCTCTTTGTTGTTGTGCTTCGTTAGATCTTGCAATTGCTTTTTCATAAGCACTTCTATTTGTATTAATTATCGCCCCACTACTAGTATCTCTAACTAGGTGGGTGTGTCCTTCTACTTTTACATATGTTTGTTCACTCATATTATGTCGCCAATGCTAATGCCCTAAGATCTTTAATTCGTGGTGGTTCAGCAGCATTTGTTCCTTGTATAACTATCTTAATTGCAAACTGGATAAATGATGACAATGGTTCACCAATTCCATCATCCGTAACACCAGCAGTAAATTTGTATTCTTGGAAGTCATCGTCATCCAATGAAGCACCTACAGCCGTATCTGGTGAACCGTCTGTATTAAAGAAAGTATATGCTAATTCGTCAAAGTCAGAAGCATCATCTGTTCTTAGTACTTTAAACAATACTTTTATTTCTGCACTTGAATGTCTGTGAGCGGCAAAGATAACTTTTAACGCAGTGGCAGGATTTTCAAGTGCAACCTTTTTAGTAATATAAATTGCGGCGTTCTGATCACCCTCTGGTGATGTCATTGGATTATAATCAGTAGTTGGATGAACATCGCTTGAACTGTCAATATTATTAAGTTGATTTCCAACACAAACTAATGAAGCCCTATCTAAGTCAACAACTGGTGATAATGTATCTGTATCAGAAGTCATTTCTAAAGTCAAGAAAGTTGATTTCTTTGCAGACATTTCGTTAGTTTCATTAATCGTAGATGCAACCATTCTGCAACTATCAAACTCAAAGTTCTCATTTAGAGAAACTTGTTGTTCAGAACCAGAGGCAGTTGTTACAAAAGAACTTTCAGAACCACTTGGACTTCTTGCAGAAGTTGTTCGTATTTTTGATATAATAGCAGTTCTAGGTAATTCTAGTGTTGATACAACTGGTTTTATTAATTCATATCTATAATTTTCTGTTGCGAATATTGACACTCCACCAACATCAGCAGTTGTTGAGTCACCACTTATGGAAGCATTTGTCGATAAACCAACGGTATAACTATTCATACCAATATTTGCAATTGCAGTATGTGTCTTATTGAGTTCCGTTAATGGAACAGATTGTATCATGTACAAGTCAATCGTAACACCAGCATTATGGACAGAGGCAGTAGTTGAATCTACACCTCTAGTTACAGAAGTTACATTTACGCCAGATATCGAACCACTCATAATCTCATCACCAATTTTCAAGAACACTGTACCACTTGAAGGAAAGTTAGTTGAGGAAGCAAGAACTACTGTAGTGTCTGCAGCTGTTAAAGCAGTATTGAGTGTTGTAGATATCCCAGAAGTTATACCAGATATAGTTACGTTATTAGAAGTCTGATACATACCATGATCTTCGTGTTTTACAATCGCAACGGCAGAACTATTAGTTAGTGTAATTGGATTTGGTTTTAATCTCTTACTAGGTATTCCAGTATTATGTAGAGTTACTCGTCCAGTTTGTCCATTACTAAACTTTGCACGATACAAAGTAAACTTAGCATCTTGCATAGGTGTTGAAGACCAAGCACGATTGTTTTGTGATTTAAATAATACACCAAGAGTAGGTTGTTTAGACACAACTCTATTAGAACCAGAAACATCTAATTCACCCAATTGTGATATCCACATCAAATAATCTAAACTATGTGTTTGTACTACGAAACAATATTCTAGATTTGGTTTTAAATAAACTGGTGAGTCAAATGTAAATGTAGTTGCTGTTGTAGCATTATCAGAAACATTTACCTCTGAAGCATTCAGAACTTTTCTACCGAAAGGTAAAATCTTTGCGCCTGGATATCCATTTACAACATTTCTAATTTCTACCCAAACTGGTAAATCTGTATCTTTCTTTTGGAAGAACAAATCTATTTTAGTAATAAAGGCACCAGTATCAACAGTAGCAGCTGTATTTACCATAAATGTTTGTGCAAGTGGATCGTTTGAATTTTCACTGCTGTCGCCACCATCCTCTTGGGGTGGTTGTGGCACTGGGCGTCTACTAATAGAAGTAGCTGTACTATTTCTACTTGTTGTCTGTGAAACATCGGTTTGAACTACAAGAGCATTTCTAGTTGCAACAATAGTTTCTTGTTCTGTTTCTAAAATACCCTTTGCACTATAAATTGTTTGAGCAGCAGTTATAGGTTGTGGTTGTCTTTGATTAACCGTTGACGATGATAACCTAAATTCTAATTCACCAGTTTTAAATCTTGGATTACTACCTTGTCCAGCAAATCTTGATTCTGGTATGCTAAATGTTCCATCTACATTACCAACAGCATCTGTAAATAATGGTGAACCAGCAACTGGTGTAGTGTCTGTAGTAAAATTCGTATTCTTTGGTGTGATAAACTTACTTACATCTACACCATCAAAGAAAGGATATAATCTAGTCTTTGGTTTAAATGCCTTACCTACAAATTCTATATCGTTAGCTCTTAACCAAGGAATCATGGCTCTTGATATAACTTTAGTACCTTGTGATTCTTCATCAATCTGTTCAACAACATCTGTAACTAGACCAGTTCTTCTTAAATCTGTTCTTGTTGTTTGAATTGTTCTTGTGACATCAAAGTTATTGTTTCTAAAACGATCTGTTCTTGTAGCAACAACACCACTCCATTGAGTTTCCCATGAGTTCCAAATAGTTCCCAATGCATTTCCTACACCAGCAAGAACTGTATCATAGTTACCCTCAACATTAACAATTAGTGGTGGAACTAGTTCTGTTTCAAACCACTCATCACCAGTAGGTGTAAGAACAATTTGTCCTACCCATTGATATACTAAGTGAGGTTGAACATTTTCAATTCTTGTTGCATATGGTTGTGATGCAAAAGCAGCATCTGTGTATGGAAGTGTAATTAAGTCACCAGTTTTCTTATAACTAGCAGCAGTTCTTTCAGCGTCTGTAGCGACTGATTCAGATAACTTTGCATTTCTCATTACACATTTAGGTCTCATTTCATTTTCAATTTGATCCATAGCAATCTTATAATCACTATGTTTTGCATCTCCAACTCTATGTCCACCAAAGTTATCAACTACAAATCCAGACTTAAATCTATTCAAACCATTTTTATCTGTAACCTCAAATGACTCTGCATCTCTTTCTAACAGAGATAAAGCAGTATAATATTCTACGGTTTCTAATCTCTTTTTTAATCTACCAATATCAGCCATGGTAAATCTTTGTGTCTTGTGTCTTATAATTATTGCATCATCTGGCGTAAAGGTATATGGGTTCAAAGTTATAGTCGCAAGTTTTAGAGCATTTTCTAATGGTTTTGGTTCTTGTGGTCTTTCAGCAGAAACACCATTTTGTATTCTAAATTCTCCTTGGTCATCTAAGAATAGTAAAGCCATTCTACCAAGATAATATTCAAAATCTATAGTAACATTACTAGCTGGTTTTGGTGTATCAATTGGTGATGCACCAGTTCCATCATACTGTCTATGGAAAAAGTCAAAAGACTTTCCAGTAATTTCATCTACAGTTGCAAGTGTTTCACTTGTACCAGCGATATTTTCTACCGTAGGTCTAAAGTCAATTGAATCTGTTAAAGGAAATAAACCAGTTGGTTCTGGTTCGTCTGGATCAACTCTCGTTGCAGTATAAGATGGAATATTACCATAACCCATTTGTCCAGAAGCATCTGAATAAGAGTCTACACTAAAAAATTCGCCTGCACCGTGACCAAAGAAATCAAATACAATAAGTAATTGTCCTCTAGGTGGTGATACTCCAACCTTTCTTACAATTCTAGAAATATCATAAAAGTTATCTCTTTGTCCAGTATCAAGAACATAGTTACTGGTAATAATTTTTGAACCACCAGTTATAGTTCCTACAGTTGCAGTAGCGCCAGAACTTTCACCAGTGATAACTTCACCACTTTGAAAATCTGTAGCACCTACACCTTGTGTTAATACATATTGCATAGGACTAGATGTAGATATATTTCTCGCAACAGCACCACTAGTTCCACCTCTAATAATTTCTCCTCTAGTAAAGTTTCCTACTGTAGCAGTAATAGTCATTTGTGGGGCAGCTGCAGCAGAACCAGTAGCCTCTGAGTCATACACAGCAACTAACTTAAATGCATCGGCACGTCCTAGTGAGATTTCTTTATCCCCAGGCCTTGTTCCATATGCATCTGTAGAACCAGTTGTTACTTTAACTTGTTTCATTAAACTGGTAGTTTTAATTCTTTGATTAACATTTGATTTAAATATAGTTGCAGTAATTTTTACTTTTGCACCGTTACCTAAAACTGTATTATCTGTAACTGTTATTGAAGCCGTTCCAGTTCCAGCAATATTACCATCAACACTTACTACTTGTCCTTGGACACCAGTTCCAGCACCAGCAGTTAATATTGTTAATGTATAATCTTTTTCGGCAAATGCAGCAAAGGTTTCATTTGAACCAGCAGTAAATGAAACAGCACCAGACGATGAACAAGTTCCTATAAACTGTCTACGAACTGTCAACGAGGTATCCGTTGCACCATTATTTGCTGTAGTTAAAAGAGTTTTAATAACTCTCTTTGGTAGTTTAAATATTGAAATATTTTTTTCTGTATTTTGTAGAGTCGCAATCTTTTCAACTTCCAATGCAATTGTAGTTGAGTTATCTTCTTCTAGAACGATATTATCGTTAGCGTCTGCACCGTTAGCATCCGAAGCATTAAATACAACTTGTCCAGTTGAAATTTCTGATGGTATCAAAACAGCATCTGCTGTAAAATCTTGACCAGAGTCATTATCATCCATAAATACAGATCTTGTATCTCTAAATGTATGTGTAACAACTTCTGAAATAGTTAAATCTGTGTTACCAGAATTTTCCACGATTGAATCTGTCTCAGCAGAATCTGATGCTTTTATTTTTTCACCAACTGTAAAATTACCAATAACATTTGTAAGAACAACTTTATCTGAACCAGTTCCAGAAGCGAATACAAATCCAGTTGCAGCAGATGTAGCACCAGTTACTTGAACACCACCACTTGAATGATTTGATAAAAGTGTTGCACTAGGCGTTCCACTTAACGTAAGTTTTGTAAAAGGTCTAACATCCCACAAATATAAATCGTAAACAGCGGCAGAAGTTCCTACAACACCAGTACGATATTCAATTGCTTTTGCACGAGCAACACCAATCTGATTACCAGAAGATGCTCCGTTAGTTGTAATTTTATCATCAAATAATCCTACTGTTTTGTATGCAGTGGATTCACCAGAAATAAATGTGATATCTGGTTGTCCATATAAATTTGTTATTTGACAAAAGTTTCCAATTTCATGTGTAACGACACCAGTATTAACAGTATTAAAATCTCTTGCTTTAGTCAAGTCCTTAAAAGTAGGTGCTATTTTTTCTAATTCATATCCCTTGACATATGCTTTGCCAGGCGAACAAGAAAGAGCAAGTAAACTTTCTGCTGGTGTACCACCATCATCTGTAGTAGTCTTTCCTTGGAACACACCTTGATAATTAGTATTTCTTGCAGTGACGTTAGTGCTTTCTCTCATATCAAAGTTGAAAGGTCTTACCGTATATGAACCACTTTCATCAAAAGTTCTTCTTGCAAGAGTATCTCCTAATACATCATATTCGGTAACTCTAGCTTGGCCAACCATTAGTCCATTTTCAATTCTCATCAATTCAACAAAATTAGTATCATCGGTTGTAGTGGTTGATTTTGAAGCAAGAGTTAAAGTAATTTTTAATCTATGAGCACCTTTAGCAGCATAGTTAGATGAACCAGTTGCATTATCTGTAAGTGAAGTGTCTGTCTCTGGTGTTTGTAATGTTTCTGTAATTGTAAAACCTACTCTTGCAGTTACAACTGTTGTGTTCGTAGATAATACTAATCTTTGAGGAGCACATCTTACAAACTGTCCTCTAATGTAATAGACACCTTCTTGTAGTTCAACCGCTGTTCCACTTTGTGAAGCAGTAGTGTTATCAATTGGTGAGTATACAGTTGCAGAAGCATTATTAGCAGCATATGTTGTGGTGTGAGTAATACCAGCATTTGCAGTTAAATTTTCCCCATTTGCAAATCTTTGAGTTGCACCATCTGTTCCAGTATTAACGTATTGAACATATAACATAGGTTGAGTTGTTGAAGTTGCAATTTGAAATCCTACAACTTTAGCAGTAACACCAGAGGTTTGTCCAGTTATAATTACGTTATTAGTTGCATTATAGAATGAACTTGGATTAATTGTTTCATTAGCAAATGTTCCGTTTAACTGTAGTGTTTGAAAATTTGACATCAAGGAAAGTTGGCCGGGAATAACCACAGTTCCTTCTTTAAACATGTGATTACCATGTTGTTCAATTTGATTTTGTAAAATAGATTGTAGAGTAGTTAACTCTCTCGCCTGAACAGCAAAGCCAGGGCGAAATAATATTCTATGAAAATCTTTATCCTTACTAAAGTCATCGTAGTAAGGTGATACATTGAGGTCGGTAAGTTGAGCCATTAACTAATCCTTTAAAATTCAATTATTATTTTTATATCTTCTGTTTGGTCACTTGATCTTTGAATAGGTTTTCTATTTTCTAAGTATACAATATTACCACTGTCTGGTTGTAACTCTGGATTTGCATACCCACTTGTTAAGGTTAAGGTATTAGAATTAGCCAAAGTAACAGTTTCACTTGCAGTATTTGATGGTGTTCCAGTTGCGCCAGAAGTTCCACCAGTTACAGTTGTTGTTCCAGAAAAAGCAGCATAAGCACCAGTTGTAGAATTTGTTCCATAAGAACCAAATCTTTCTTGGTGATAATAAAGTAGACTTCTAGCAGAATCCCATTCTACAACTCTACCTACAGCACCAGTAGTTGCTTGAGTTATTGTTTCATCCACATCGAAAGTTCCAGACGATGTAGACATTTTTACAACATATGTCATTCTTCCAGTTGCAATTGAAGCAACGGTTGATGTTCCATAAGTTGTTGGATCTACGACTAGTCCTACTTCTCTGAAATCGTTTGCAGTTGTAATATCATCATTCTCTGCTTGTGTTAGTGTGGTATTTGTCATCACATAGTGTCCACCCAACTCTGCAACAGCATCATTACCGTGTCCACTTTTTGGACTTATGATAACATTTACAGCACCACCAGAACCACTACCTAATGTAGAGGAAGATGTTAATGCAGTGTCAGAAAAGATATATGCAGCCCCTAAATTAACAGAACCAAAAGTATATCCACTTCCACCAGCGTGTAAAATTGTATCTGTTCCAGAGGATAATCCAAATCCTTGGATTGCACCACCACTAACTTTGATTGAGACAATCGCACCAGAACTTGTTCCAGCACTTGTACCATCTCCATAAACAGCAGCGTAATAAGTTCCGTCTGTATAACCAGAACCACCAGTTACAGAAAGACTTTCAATCTTACCATCTACTGCAGCTGCACTCACAGTTGAGTTTGTAGACACAGGCATATAGTCTGTAGTAAGAAACTTAGTAGCATCTGATGCAGAAACGGTGTACATATATTTAAGGACATAACCACCTAGGGCAAATGTTGATGTTGATTCTGATGTCGGTTCAGAACCAGAGTATGCAGCCCCACCATTATTATCTAGGACTTTGTATACCCTAAATGCAGAGGTGATAAAGTAAAAGTTTGAGTCAAAGAGATTTGTTGCACCATTGGCAGATAAGTTTGATGCAGATATATTATCTTTGTACATAGAGTAAACAGTTCCGTTTACCCAATTTGTTCTTGGTAAAGCAAAAGATATATCAGTTGATCCAACTTTTTTAGCTGCAATCATAGAATCCCATCTATAGAACTCTGAACTTATATCGTCTGCTGGTGTTGGGGGAATAGTATCGTTTCCACCAGTTGTACCAGAAGTGAATGGTGTTGCTTTACCTATGAATAGGTAATACGTTGATGCAGCTGCTTCAGTAAATGATTCGTGAAACTGATTAGCATTATGCTGTCTAAATTTTTCCGTGATTATTGCCGACATTTTTTAATCCTTTGTATATATTTATAACACATTTCCATCTTATGAAACCTTCTTTAAAGTAATAATTGCAGGCTGTACGATTGGAATGTTCCTTATACTAGTATTTATACTCCCAGACATGGTATAATTTTCAATTGGTTTAACTCCAGCATTGGCGATATAGTCTGATGTTTCTAATACAATATGATTTATTCTATCAGAACCTATATCAGCAGTATCTTGTTCTTGTACAAGTTTTCCATTTTCATCTACTGGATTACCGTCAGCAGCAGTACTTGTTGCATCAAGAACTATATTACCACCGTCAGCAGTTGTTCCATCTTCTTGAACAATAATATCTTCACGCAATCTTAGATATTCATTTTCTAGTAATATAGCAGGGGGAACACCAATACCATCATTTAAAGAATCTTCTAATTGAATTAAATCTATAGTTGACAATGAAGAGGTATCTTCTTCTACTATCGCCCCAGCAGTTTCTTGTATAATTCTTTCTTGTTTTCCAGTTATATTTTCTAACAGTATTGATGAATCTTTATTTACAGCAACAGCCGCATCACCAACACCACTAATAGAAGTTCCATCTAATAAAATAAATCCATCTTCTTCAAGTGCAATACCAACATCTTCTATTGAAATACTTTGTCCAGTAATGCCAAATCCATTTTGTAATATTTTTCCTTTTCTTGCAACTTCTGTAATTTGTATATCACCGAAATCTGAAAAAGTCAATGTATCATCATTTGTTGGTTCTGATAATAATAGTTTTTCATTTCTATTTCTAACTTGGTCTGCAATGAATGTAAAAATAGATGATTCAAGTAATGTTCTACCAGACCCTATATTAATAGTATCTTGTTCAAATACGATATTTTCACCAGCCTCAGTTACTAAGAAAGCAACAGAAGGTAAAGGTTCTTCACCATCTAATCTAATTACATCATGACGAACTGCTGTATCATTTACAACTATAAGTCCACCAGTTTCTAAAAGTATATTATCTATTACTGCATCACCGTCACCGTCTGTATCTGTTCCATCTTCCATACCTAAAATAGAATTGTTTTCCATTTGTATTCCACCGTATGCTTGTTCCACAGCAAAAGGATGATCATATAGATATGTTAATAAGTTTTTAGCAGCGTGATTTATTGGTTTAGTTGATCGTGTTATTCTCATTTCTTTTGTTAATATAGTTTCATTATCACTGCCACTTGCAGAAGAACTTTCGGACATAACTCTACCACCAGCAGTTTCATTTGCAGTAAATTGATTTGGTTCATATAGTAATGCAGTACCACCAGTAAGATTTCCAAATTCCATAAGTATTTGAGCACTATCTTCTGTTATGATATTATCAAACTCATCTGTATGTCTACCAGTTTCGTGAAGTATTTGATAATCATCTTCTTGAACTAAATGAGAAACAGCATAAGTATAGTTACTTGGTTGTAAACTATCTTCTAGTAATATAGAAATGTCAGAGGGCATACCACTTACTACATTTGTATCTGTACCTTCAAGGGCAAGTACCTCATCAACCTTCACACCATTCTCTAATAATATCTGGTCATCCTCTGCACCGATAACCATACTTCCAGCTTTTAATCTTCTCTTAACTGTTTGATCAAATATTGTTTCAAGAACAGAAGCAAGTTCTGGTGTGAATGTTTGAGTATCACCAAGGTATCCAGCAACACCAGCCGCAGTTGTTCCCACAGTTGCAGAAACAAATGATGCAATACTAACTTTACCAAATGGAGCAAAACCAGCAGGATGGACTGCTCTTTTAAGTTGATTAATATAAGTTGCAGTCGATTGTCCAACGGAAACCTCATATGAAAAATCTTGATAATAGAAGGAGTCTTGAATACGAATCAAATCCTCACCAATCAAGTTATCAATTGTTACATAATTTCCTACACCAGTTGATGTTGTATCAACACTCAATGTACCAGTAGCAATATCAGCAAAAACAATTGTTCCAGTTGCACCACTAGAATCCGTGATAGTAACGTCTTTATTTGAAAAATCAATTGGTTGTTCTAGTATCAAATTTTGTCCAACATTAAGAGATGAACTATTTGTTCCATCCATTACAATAAAGTCAGCAGTTTCATCGTCTAATAAAAATTGATCATTATCTTCTAAAACTAGATTAAATCCAAAATCTTCACCAAGTAATGCATCACCATTTTCTTGTACTATGAATACTGAGCCTGGATTGATTTCTCTATATCTATCCATAATAATTTTTTGATCTTTACCTTGAACAAAATCACTAATAGATTCTTCTAATTGAACTCCACCTACATTATAGTTAAATCCAGCTTTAACTTTTCCTACAGCATCTTCAAGTTCAATACCACCACCACTTAATTCACTAGAACTTTCTAGAAGTATTTTACTCTTATCTTCTAAATCTAAACGCCCTTGAATAAAACCAGCATCTTCTTCAAATTCTATAATACCAAAACCAGTATAGTTAATTGCATCTTCCAAACGTATATTAAATTCATGTTTACTTAATCCGTCTGTTAATATATTTCCACCCTCATCCAATACGACTGATTGTAGTTGTGGTGTTAAAATAGTATTACCCATTCCACTATGATTTACACAATAGTAATAAAGGCTTGGAGCATTCGTTGGAACAACTATTTGAATAAACGAACCAGCAGTTCCAATTGGTATAAGTGTTATAACTGATTCAGTTACCCCATCTGTAAATGCAGTTCCAGAAGCATGTGTTCCATCTGGTGTAGTTGAAAATCTTAATTGATGAGCATTAACAGAGGTGTTATCAGTATACAACGATGGGTCAGATAAATCAAAATAATAAGTATTACCCTCATATAAGGCCAGTTCTGGTTTTTTAGATTCATTTATCATAAACCGTTTGACTGTTAATCCATCCTCATCCAGTTCTTCATAAACTTTAACTTTTAAAACAAATGTCTGATTGATTGGTGCTTTTATACTAGTTCCATCTAATACAATATTATCCCCACCATCAAAATCTTGTTCATCTTCTAAGAATAATCTAGATGATAAATTATCACCAGTGTTTCCTTCTAACTCAATACTATCTTGGAAAGTAGAACCTTTTTGTTCGTGAATAATCCTTTCCTCATTTTCAAAAGTTGTAGTTAATAGTTTAGTACCAGTATCAAACGATTGAACTGTTCCAGTGTGTCCGTTTGTAGTTAGAGTATTACCTAAGGCAAATGTTCCAGATACATCTTTTAAAACAAAGTGTGCTCTTGGTTCAATAACTGGAGCATTTGAAACTGTGTAATTAAATCCAGAGTCACTAATTTTTATTGCTTGTATTTTACCAATCTCTGTGGATAAAGAAGTAAGATCAGCACCAGTACCAAAGGTAGATGATACAGAAACAGTAGGCAATCTTGTATAACCATCACCTTTATTTTCTATAAATATTTTTTTAATTTGTCCAAACTCTGCACCCATAGAACCATCTTCAAGAACTATTTGATCATTATCTGTTCCAAAGGTATCAACAACTTCTATCTGTTGATTTGTTTGTATTCTAAATCCAGTATCAGCGCCACTAGAATCTGTCCTATCTAATAGTAGATAATCTTGTGGATTACCCTTAATAAAAATAGTTGAGAGATTTTTAGGCGCTGTTGTAAATGTTATAGTTGAACCAGATTGTGTATAAGCAGTTGTAACTACATTATCAACAAGTACTGTAATAGTATCCGTAGAAGGAACGGTGGATAATGTAAATGCAGTTGTCGTACCATCTCCGATAAATCTATCCTCTAATCTACTCTCTAGTAGGATATCAAAATTTTCTGTACTAACAGAGGTGTCATCTTCTAAGATTATAATATCGCCTGAACTATCTTCATTTGCAATACCACCACCAGTTACACTTACAAAGCCAGAAGCGTCAGATACGTCTGTGTCTACAGTGTTTGCAGTAAAGGTTACTTTATCCCCCACTTGATAATCAGCACCAGTAGCATCTATTTCAATTGATGTTACTCCACCAGACTTAATACCATCAACTCTAACATCAGCAAAATCATTACCCAAAGCCTCTGCATCAATTATTTCATTGTCTACATATAAAGCACCAGAAGTGCCTAAGTCTGCTGAAGAGACAATTGCTTTTATACGAAAATTAGCAGGAACGTCTGTAAGTGTTGATATGGCAGTAATCAATTCATCGGTTTGAAATGTACCAACTACAGAGTCAATCTCTAGTTCCGTAACAGATACAGAACCTTGTTGGAACGTAATAGTGTCCACAACAATCGCAGTTGCAAAAGATGTTGCACCAGTTATAACTTGGTTAACAATTTCATCAGCAGAAGAACCTATAGTCTCAACTCTCATTGTGGTCTTTTGACGCCAATCTCCATTTGACACTCTTAACATATATTGTGTCGGATAAAAGATAGATGCACTTTCACCAAGTAACAATCTCATAAAGAGTTTGTGACCTTCGGATGTTCCTTTTGCAGAATATAAATCTCTGATAGATTTTATTAGATTTCTTTTAGCAGTTCCAGTTGCAAGAGTATTAGGAATTGCTTCCATAAACGAATCTCTAAATTTATTTAAAAAGTCAAAGATTGTATTATCTACGTCAGCGTAATCTAAAAGTTGTTGAATATTTTGAACTGGATTTGCACGATATTTTTTTAGTACACCAGTTGCACCAGAGGTTTGTCCAGTTATTGTTTCACCAGTTTCAAATTTTTGATGAGATGAAATGTAGATTGTTCCGTTACGGACATCCTCTATTATAACTTCAGCAATAGCATTTGATGAAGACCCTATAATAGTCTCACCATTAGTAAAGTTTCCAACCGTACCAGCACCTTGTTCAGCAACGATACGATCACCTTCATCATTAAGAATATAGGATATTGTTTCTGTTTCATATTTTATATAATCAACAGCAGCAGTAAGTTCCATCTTACCAGCTTCAAGAAACTTATAATAGTCTTGAACAAATTTTACAAAGAGTTTGTTTTCATCTTTAACAAAGTCTGGAAACTGTCCTTCTACTAATGGAGATATCTTGCCTAGAAACTTGGAAGATTTTTCAGACATAGATTACTCCCTAATATGCACTTGTTGAACCAGTAGATGGATTAGTCTGAACTGTCGTAGTTGTGGTTTGTGCATCTCCACCAGTTGAGGCAACCGTATAACCAACACCAGTTGTGGCAGTAGCATCTACATTACTTAATATACTTGAATTAACTAAATCTATTTCCAGTAGTTGATTTCTAACTGGTACAACATCATTTGAATTTGGTTGTGATGTCATTCTAATTTGTGTAGAAGTAAGTCCATCAACATTTGATATACTTGAAATTTTGTATGCATTTGTAGATACCACACCAGTAGAATAATTTACTGTTCCTGCTTGAGTGGCATAATAAGTTCTCGCAGAACCTTGTAGATAATACATTCTTAGGTTTCCTTTTCCATCATCATCAAAAAACATTTCTTCTGTCCTACCATCAATTTTAAATCCAGTAGATGCAATAATACCACCACCAAGATCGTTATGACCAGAATGAGGATTATATAGTGGATTGTTAAAACTAATTGTATAAGAAACATTTGTTCCTACAATCGGTGTAAAGAATTTTGCCATGGTAACAATTGTAGTATTATTTAAAATTGCAGCATCAACACTATCTACTAATCCAGTAAGAACAGAGTGTCTAAATGGACTATTGAAATTTTTTAGAGATGTATCATTGTAATTTGTAATTGCAGTTTTAACAGACGCTTCTAAGTCTGGCCCAACCAAAACAGTTTTTGTAGAATCAAACATAAAATTAACTTGTAAAATTAAGAATGTTGTTTCTGGATCAACAATCACTGGTGTTATTGATGCAACGGTAAATGGACTAAAAGATTTAACTAGTGATGATTTTTGTGCTGATGTTAAATTCTGTCCAGTATTTGATTTGATTGAAATATAAACTTTTCCATATTGTGGTGTTGCAGTAACACCTAAAGATGAATCAAAACTTCCATCTTCTCCACCCCAAACAGAAACGGCTTGTGCATTTGCAAATAACTTCTTAGTAAATACTTGGTAGTCATTTCTAGTAACACATCTACCTTGGGCCGCATAGTCAAGTGGGGCATTTAATTTTATTGAATTTATACTTTCTGGTTCTGCACCACCAGCAGCGGCAGCAACGAGTGTAATACCAATATCACTAATACCACCAATAGCACTTGGTGATGAAAAAGCATTTGCACCATTGGCTGCAGTTTTATTTGTAACAACATAATTTAGTATTACGATGTTCCCATCTGTTAATGATTTACTTACAACACCATCACCAAAATAAACTTCAAATCTACCTTGTTCTATTTCTTGTAAAAAGAACACATTACTATTGATAGACAATTGTGATATGTCAGTTGCTTTTGTAAAGGTTGTAGTAAATGTATCGGTTGTTGAGTTTTGAACTGTTACAGTTAAAGTTGTAGTATCGGCTCTGTTATCGGTGATAATAAATCTTTGTTCCGTATCAGTGCTATCCACTGTATATTTTGTAGTAACATATGTTCCTTCAAAAATTTCTGTGTTATCAAAGTTCACAGTATTACCAGAACTTGTAGATTGAACAGTCGAGGTTGTTACGAATTGATATGATACTCCATCTACTGTACTTGTAAACTTAGTACCAGCAGGCATAGTGGCTGTTGAGTTAGTTGTTGTTAATGCAACACCTATAGTTGCTTTCGGAGCACGACATGAAGATGGTTCGTATCCTAAAGTCTTTGCATGTGATACTACAGAACTTCTTAAAGCCGCACTATCTAAAAACATTTCATTTGCTAACATGTTTGCATTATAACCTAGATAGTGAGTATTGTATGCTAGTGTATCTAATAGAACACTCATACCACTACCTTCAAAATCATAGTCTTTAAATTCTGTTTGGTTTTTTAGAAAAGATTTTAGATTTGCTTTGATTTCATCAAAGTCTAATTCCGTTACTCGTACTTTCTGATTATTTGTATCTGCCATTATCTCAATCTTTCTAAGAATACCGTTAAGTCTACTAACTCTGTCGGTGTGTTAACAACATAAAATTCTACCTTAACTTCATAAGCATTACGATCCAAATCTGGTATCGCAGTTACACCAACAAGTTTGGCCCTAGGTTCAAAATTATTAATTACATCTTCAATCTGTCTAGCAATTACTTGAGCAGTAAAGGGAGTCATCAATTCAAATAACATTCCCCTAATGCCAGATGCAATCTCTGGATGAAAAGGTTTTTCAAAGTAATCTAGTTGAACTAAATTACGAACACTTCTTTTTACCGCTTGAACGTCTGTAAGTGTATTTATATCGCTATTAGATGTTTTTCTGCTAAAGAATAAATCTAAATCAGAGTATTGTCTATTATTTCTAGATGTGTTATTATTTAACTGAGCATCATATTGCGACATTTGTAATTCCTTTATTAGTATTTATACTATTCTCCAGCACCGTGAACTGTTTTTAATGTAGTACCAGAACTATTCTTGATGAGTAGTGTCGATAGAGTTTTCATTTCAGCAGAACCTACAGCATCATCTGCCAGTTTTGCTTGTGTTACAGCATTGTCTGCCAATATTGTACTATTGACTGTACCAGTAGAATCTGTTTTTACCAGTGTATCTGGATATGATGATGTAGCAGTCGGTAATGTTACATTTGAAACAGCAGTTAAATCTAGAGATGTTGGTTCTGTAGCAGTTATGCCAGATGAAATTGCTGTCACGGTTTCTCCTTGAGCAGATGTTACTGAACCACTTCCACCAATAGGTACAGTGGTAACTCCAGCAGCAAGTCCAGCATTATCTACATGTTGGTGTCCTACTAGAGATATATTACTTGCAACTACATCGCCTGATGTATAGGTCGTATTACCAGTTGTAGCAGTTTCCGTTTTAGTTGTATATGTTTCTGTCAGTGTTCCAGTTGTTTCCGTATGTGTTGTTATTGTTTCTGTAAGTGTTCCTATCGTTTTATTCATAGTATCAGCAACCATGTTTATTGTTTTTGCTTTTATGTTTAATGTGTCATCAACTGTTAGGTTTGCTGATCCTTTAACATGGACGTAATCCGATCCGTGAACCACTTCATAATTGTGACCAACCACCCTTGTGATTTTTGAACCGTCTGGTCGCATTTCGTAGAATGTTCCAGTTTTATGATATTCGTGTATTCTCTCATTGCTCGGTGTGTCATCGTATTCTTTGATATGTCCAACCTCTGATTCAAATACATGGTTGTAAGGATACTTGGATGCTGAATGTGTTGCAACTGGTTCATCCCAAGGTTCGCCTGAGGCAACGGCAACTTGTTTATCTCTTTTAGATTCTTTGAGTTCAATGATTTCATGTGGTTTATCATCCGCTCCACCTTTTGCTAATCTGTTTACATCACTTTCATTTAAGTGGGTTGATAAAGGATACACACCATTTGGATCATTAAATCCTTTTGTCTTATCCGATATTGTTTGTGGATAGCCTGGCAGTGTTCCTATAATTACTGGTTGTTGTTGTAATTCAGCATCTCTAAAGAAACCAATAACCCATGTACCCTCAACCATAAATGGTATACTTTGACCTTTACCATTCATAGACGGTGTTGTTATCGGTAACATTATGTGAGCCCAAGGTAGTGATGCTGTAGGTATTTTCACTTTATCTTCTGTGTGAAAACCTAAACATCTTACACGGACTCGTCCAAGTAAAGCAGGATCGTTTCTATCTTCAACGACACCAGTAAACCAGACGAAACCATCTAGGCCCATAAAATTATTTGACATGCTGACTCCTATTCTATATTATTTATAAAGAGTTTATCGCCTTCTCTTCTTCTTCGCTAAGGATTCAGCATGGGCATCTAGTGCTTGCTTTCTCAATGTTTCTATATCATCACCTTTACCAAATTTTGGTTTTTGTCGCATTGTAAGTTGGGAATGGAAATGTTGTTTTACTGGTTCTGGATTTTTACAATTACTAATCATCATAGTGATTGCTTTATAACCATCTCCAATAAAAACTAATTTATCATCTTTATACAATTTTGTTTTAGATGATACAGTTGAATCTATTTGTAAATCTTCATGTTTATATATCACATTACTTACCTATCGAATTTAAACTATCTATCACATTGTCTATATTCGGTTCTTTACTATTAGGATTGTACACACATTTAAATTGTTTAGGACAGTTATCATCATACAATAACTCAAAGGTTCTATTACCACCTTGATATATACATGCCTGATTTCCAGTTCTTGATTGGACTATTCTTTTTAATCTACAAGTGGTGTACTTTTTCTCTATTATGTCACCTCTTTGAATCTTTTGCTGTCGTGTATAGTCTTTCTTTCCGCCAACAGTTTTTGCTCCACCATATAGATTAAGTGGGATTAGTAGCATGACTAATACAATCCATTTAAACATTAATATACTTTCGTTTTATTTAGGTTTACTTTTGAGGGTTTACATACAACAACAAATTTAGCGCCAGGCACATCATTTCCCTCTGGGTCTCTTTTCGGAACTCTGGGTTGTTTGTTTAATCTTTCTTGGAAATATATACAATCATCTATATTGCGAAAGTAAGTTTCATCAATCTTATTCATTCCAAGATAAGTTACTAAAGCAAAAACAAGTTCCATCACCAACCTCTTGGGTGACCATATATGTCTGTAATAATAGAAGCTCCCATAACTACCACAAACCCAATTCCAATTACCAAGACTATTAATCCAATTGCATTTAGAATTTCTCTTTGTCTCATTTGTTGTTCATAGATTGCTTTTTGTCTGTCTTTACGAATCTTACCTTGTAGTCTAAGTATCTCATCCCATGAACCAGGCCCGTGTGTCATGTTAACAAAAGTCTTTAGTTCTTGTTCCATTGCCTGTGCTTTTTTCTGAGCAGCAAAGATATCCATTGCTTCTTGTTCTATACTAGAACCATTAAATATTTTTTTAAACAACGGTGGTTTCTTATTTAACTTAGATGCCTGATCAATATCGCTTACGGCACCCATCCATCTACCCATGTCACCATACATAGATTCAATATCTTTGCCGAGTTGGAAACCTTGTTTAATTGTATTGAACGCAGCCGTTGCTGCTGCGACCGCCGTTATTGGATCTATCATCCGTACACCTCTCATCTCTCATCAATTAAGTGTTCGGGCTATTTATAAGAAACCTATTTTATCAACTTACTGTCGTATAGTTTATTAGTTTCGTCATTCATCTTATCAATATAAAACATCAAGTCTGGATCTCTTGAAACTACTCTTAGTGCTGGTAGTTGATTTTGAATTTCTCTGTTTGCAGATAGTTGTCTTGCTCTCTGCATTTGCACGATTGTATTGTGTAAAACTTTGTGTACTTTTTCACATATGTTACATGTTTCTTGCCATACGGCTGTGCTGATAGCACTCATTTTGGTTCTCCCTTTGTATGAAATATAATCTTATTTGATTACACTTATATTTATAATGGAAAGAGTAATTTCAAACAGAACAACACTATTGTCTAAATGGAAACAATCAACAAGGTAAAGATTGAGGATCGCCACCATGTAACATCGCTTCTGCAAATCCATCTATTGGAGGCAGTGTCGGTTTTGTGAACTCAAAACTAATATTACCAGCGACAACTATTCTTTCGTTTTCCGATTCACTTTTAGGAACAAAATGTTTTATATAACTTGGAAAGATAATTAAGTCACCTAACTCTGGTTCAAAAACTTGTTTGACTTCTGGAAAGATAAGTGGTGGAGATGTTTTATCCACTTTTGCATAGTAGCACCAAGACCATAGAAATGGCCAATGTGTATGTTCTATAACTTCTTCTGAAAATGTTTGGACATTACCCCAACATTCACTATTATGTAATTTAAAATTACCAGACATTTTCTGGCACTCTATAACGACAAGTTCCGAAAGGCCTTTAACAACATCACTCTCTTCATGTAGATACCAAGAGGTCATATTTGCTTTTACGTTTGATAAATGTTTATCATCCGTTGCATGTCTGCGAACAGCATGTTGTATATGTGTATTCTCTACTTTATCTAAAACATTAATATGTAATAACGGTATACGAACTATTGCATTGTGCATATGATTAGAACTTTTTAATATATCCTTTAAAGCCATTTGTTTTCTACCTTATCTTTTTGTAAATTTATTTTTTTATTGCAGATACGATAACATACTCTGCATGGGTTATCATCCCAAGATTCTTTTAATTTAGTAAACCACTGATTTTTCATAACTTTTGTTGCACCATACTTTATTGCATTATGTGAATCATCTTTAAGTATCTCACCTATAAAAGCATCATCCTCAACTGGATATGTTGGAGCAGCCCAATTATCCTTTGCTCTCCACCTTTGTAGTGAAGAACCAACCCAACAACAAGGAACTATCTCACCAGTGTAATCTACAAATATTTCTTCATAATCTTCTTTAAGAACTTTACACGATATATCTAGATCCTCTGGCGGCCATGGTATCTTTGACATATTTGGCATCTGTCTTTTGGTTGTCTCTTCTAATTTATATTCCGCTCCGTCCAAGGAATATTTTTTAAATCCCTTACCATTATGAAATCTTGTTGTCCACACCGTATTAAATTTTTTAAATCCATATTCTTGTGATAATTCTTTTGCTTTATTTAGTTGATGTTCATTGTGTTTGAACACTATAAAAGACCATTCGGCATGGCCACCAGCGGAAATAAATGCTTTTGCATTTCGGATTATCTTATCATAGTTAGTTCTATGTCTATATAAATTGTGTGTAATATTATCTGTGCCATCCAAGGCAAATATAACTCTACGATGTTTGTTATTAAACATACTTCCAAAGTGATACCACCAATCTTCTGTCTTTAAACTTCCGTTGGTAGATATTGCAACTTTAATGTCTGGATTATTGAATATAAAGAACTCTACAATCTCATGTAAATCTTTAGTTGCGATAGGGTCAGAATAGTTTCCGACAAATCTTACATTTGTAATTGTATGAGTATTCCAGAACTCATCATCAAAGATTTTTTCTATATCCTCTAATCGCAGTTCTGTAGTTTGTAGGCCAGGCTGTAATCTTAACTCACCACTAGTAGCAGTGTTTCTACCACACTGTGGACACATGGCATTACACTTGTTAGATAATTCTATATGAACCTTTAAAGGTTTTCCGCTATACATTATAAATTGTTTCTGAATTTCCTTCTTTGATAATCTCTATTGTCTTATCTGTCATACTGCCTGTAATCTGTAGAGCAGGTCTTTGCTTCCAACTGCCGTTCCATACACAATGAGGAAGAGTTGACCACTCCCAACACATTACCATACCAGCACGCCACTGTGTGTATATCTTATTACCAAACTGTAGTATCTGGCCTGGCTCCCAATCTTCTAACATAATTAAAAATCGTATCCTATCACTTGGTTTATATTTAAAGTTAGGGTCATCAAGTGTACTCTTATTAAGTTCACCTTTCCCCCTATAGTGATCAATGTGCCACATAAGTTGATCGTTAGGATACAAGTCATTAAATCTGTATGCTAATTTCTGTTCTCTATTAAACTGTAGTGTAGAAATCATATTTTCAAATACTGGAAGCATACTAATCCAATTATTATTATGAAGAACAATATCCTTCATCCTATTTCTTTGATATGCAAGTCTTTGTTTGGCCAATTGGGGCGAATCAAAGTCACCCAAAAAATCATTGTCTGTTTGGGGCATATCTCCCATCTCTCTAACGGTAATTATATCTTCTGTCCAATCACCAACAAAATGACCAATACACTTGGAATATTCGCCTTCTTTATCTTCTTTGAATTTATCAAAGTGCCATGGTTGTTTAAAAGGTGATTTTACCATAATCCTAATACCCTTCCGTTACCTATTATTATAAAGAGACATGTAACGATGTGTAATATAAACCAAGGTGTTCTCATGAGTAAATGAATGTGATCATCTTTCTTATCATCATCATATGCATGACTACCCATAGCCTTACACCAGTATTTCCACAATTTATTCATGACATGGTTTCTTCTCTTGGTCTTCCTCTCATCATAGCACGTTGTGTTCGCATGTCATCATTATATATTACGGTAGTATAGATAAGACCACATATTAAATAAAACTTTACAAAAAAACTAATCATAGACCACTTGCACCAGCAATCTTCATACAGATTAACACCGTTATGACTAGAACTGTTAATACAAGATATTTTCTAGAATCTCCATTTGGATCAATCATTCACTTTCCTTAACATAGTTATACTTCCTTGACGAAACTTATTTGGTTCTACAATATCCATACGATATGCATTGCCAGTCGCATTATTTAGTATCGCATCCATGTTCTTATTTGGTTGTCCTCTAAAGTAAGTAAAGTGAAAGAACACATATTCAGAACACAAATCCCAATACTCTTTCATAAACTGTTCATACTCTGGCGGCCCACCACAATCAAACCATACGAAATCAAACTTACCATACTTCGGTTCTATCCATTCTCGCATACCTTGAAACTTACCGTCAATTAATTCTATCCAATTTCTCTGTGGCACTTCGACCCGACCGAGCGACATATCATCTACAATTACATAACGAGGATCATAAGGTTTCTCGTAGTAATCCATATCGTGATTACCATCAAAGTCTACTTGAAAGTTCTGTTCTATCGCCTCGGCAATAAACGGAGTCGTATACCCAACTCCCACTTCCAGTATTCGCTGAGGACGTACCATACGAATCATACTCGCAAGAAACGGGCCTACGTTCTCCGTTCCGAAACCTTTCCGATAATACTTCTCAAACCGTTTTTGAGGTTTGACCCCTGCTGAGACTACATCGAAAGTCTTAACGTCTTTTTCCAGTACTGGCATCTGATGCTTCCTTCTCTGATAGAACAACCAGACCACCTTTATTATATGCCTGTCCTATGTTATATGTTTTAGTCAATGAATACTTCTTACCCTTTAGACAAGGACTCCAATCATATTCGGATATATTCTTTTGGGGTAGTGCAACTGAAACTCGCTCAGTTTTAGGGGGTGGGGCCTTTGCTTTGTGACTAGGATTGTATCCCATACGTTTGAGATACTTTTCATGTTCTGCAATAGCGGCAGCCATTTTCTCCGTAACTCTCTTCTTTCTACGTTTCTTGTGATTGTTGGTAGTCCAATATGCTGGAAGTAAATGCATACCACTCATTGTTTATTCTCTAATCTTGCATCATCATATGTCATCCATGCCAACATGAAAACCATTGCAATAAAACTGTAATAAAAAAATTCAAACATATTATGCTCCTAAGTAATGTTTCATTATACCACTAGTGTTAATGAATAACCCAACACCATTAATAAAAATTAATGCACGATCATTCCACCAATATCCTACAATCAACCAACCTAACAGACCAAACCAAAAGAAGATTAGATTGATAGGATCTAATCCACCCACAGAGGTCAATGCCTGTGCGATAATTAATAATATAGAAGAGAACCACTTAACATACCAATCCTTAGTATGTGTAGGGGTCATACTCTTGAAATCATAATTCATTAAATATAACCTTTGTAAATATTATATGCCTCTATAGTCTTATTAGGAAAAGCATAGGGATTACGTTCTATGAATATCAATAATTCTTTCCAAGTCAAACCTAGAAACTTTCTCTCTTTTTCAAGATGAGTAGTTGCACCTTTTAATTTCATTACGCCATCTCCGTTGCAGTATATCTTTGGGGGATTTGGAGAGTTTCCATTCTAATGATTTTGTCAACCCAATAACCTTTCTTCTCAAAGGACTTGATAGCCTCTTTGACAGATTCATCTTCGGTGACACCTAGTTCACATGCTACTGGCGCATCCTTAGTTTCATGTGAATAATCTACATAGATTGTAGTCATAAATTCTTGTTTGTTTTTCATTATAAAACCTTTCATTCTCATTATACGAATCAGCATACCACACAATGAAGCAAATGTCAAGTAAATTCTTTAAGTACCTACTATTGCATTTATAGATTGCCCCAAGGCCGCTGAGTTTTAACCCCCCCTTATGCTAGCTGGTAGGGAACATCAGAGAGCTACTCAACACATCATGACACCATCGTTATGGAACTTTCTCTGTCAACCAACCCACCTTAATGAGCAGCTCTCTTCTGATTCTCTTTATACTACCACACTTAGCGGCTAATGTCAAGTACTTTCTCAGCGGCTGCCCAGCGGCTGCCGGAGAGAATACTCTCTGTTTGTGCATCTCTAAGGCTACTCTTAGTAGCTGCTATAGTTATTCTGATGGGCATACAAGATCATTATACACACATATGGAGCGCTTGTCAAGTGTTTTTTTGTTTTATTCTGTATTATTTTTGGAAGCTCTCAGCGAAAATTCGGTCTCTTGCAGACTTTAATCACAACAACTATATGTTTATTTCGCCATTTAATTAAAGTGTCCGATAATCCCATAGTATACCACAAATTCCCATATCTCTACCGATACGGCAGTTTCCCTCATAGTATTCTAGTATCATCATTACTATAAACAGTAGCACAAACCCTATGAATGGCAGTATGTGCCAGTTCTCTTTACACCATCTAAACATTCTTTTCCGCTAGTCTATTCTCTCTCATGAAATCTTCTACAAATATAGTAGGTTTCCACCCTATGCTCTTCATAGTGCGAATGTCAGCACGGGTCGAATGTCTCTCATATGCCATCTCTGGATACTCTTCTATTGTATGGCATGGTAGGTCTGGGCGTATATCTTGTATTGATATGTTAGTGCCTGTACCTATGTCTACTACTCCCTTTATATGGTGATGTTTTATGAGTTTCTTTATAGCACTGCATATATCGTCTACATGTATAAAATCTCTTTTGTGATTTGTTGTATATTCTAATTCATTGTTTATTAATCTATCAAATAGCATACCCTTTCTAGGCG